GTAGTTGAGAAGTCGATCGTGGACGTTCTCCTGTCTGATTTAATTTGGGACGGAGTTGAGTTTGTTGAGCACGAAGGAGTAGTGTTTAGTGGATACCAAGAAGTTTATGAATGGGACGGGATTACTGCAACCGCCGAACACAAGGTTTTCACGGGGGAAGGAGCGGATGACGCGATCGGACTTCTTGAAGCATCTCGCGCAGGAACGCCAATTATGGAGGCGGCAGCACCGCCGAATTGGGAATATAACGCTGGACGACTCAGAGCAAAAAACCGGCAGTGTATATAGGTTTGGGTGGGTTTGTGCGTGCGGAACTGTAGGGATGTCACGATGGTCAGACTTGAAAGGCGATATTGGCAATGCGAATCGAGAATGTAAGTCCTGCGCCATGCGTCGCAAGATGGCGGGGGTTGTTGATTCATCCGCATGGATAAGCCACCATCAAAAGATGTGTGATAGTGCACGAGCCGCCGTGTCGGTTTCTGAATCGTTTACCAAACTTAGACGGCGAATGCAACAGGCAAAAGACAGATGCGATAACCCAAACAGCGCTGCGTACCCTAACTATGGTCGTCGAGGCATCCGATTTAAGTTTGCCTCCGCGTCAGATGCGGCTTATTGGATTATATCCCATCTTGGGAATCCGACAACAAGCAAACACTCATTGGATCGTATTGACAACGATGGTCACTACGAACCCGGCAACCTTAGATGGGCGACGCGCAGTGAGCAGAACACCAACCGGCGCGCGTGGTCAACGGGTCCGATAGGGCAACGGATTTTGATATTACAGAAACAAGGTATCAATTTCTGTTACGAATCTATACGTACGTTTATAAAACAAGGACTAACAGATGACGAGATTAAACAACGAGCTAAAACCAATAGCAGTCGTCCCCGTGTACGACATTCGAAACGCGGGACCAAGACATCGGTTCGTGGCGAACGGAAAACTGATCCATAACTCGGACGGTATAAATCTCCAAAACCTCCCGAGCGGGCGTAAGGAAGGACAGACAAACGCACTCAGACGCGCCATCAAAGCGCCTGACGGTATGGTTACTGTAGCGGGTGACTCGGGTCAGATTGAGGCTCGCGTGCTAGCGTGGTTGGCGAATCAGACGGACTTGCTCGAAGAGTTTGCGAACGACGCCGATCCGTATTCAATTATGGCCGCTGAGATTTTCGGCGGTGACCCTGTTGAGATTCGACGTTTGGACAAGGAAGGCGTTGAGCCATATTGCAGTATCCAGCGTCCGGCAGGTAAGGCAACAGTACTCGGTGCAGGCTACGGCTTGGGTAAGAAGAAGTTCGGTACATTTGCCAAAACTACTTACGGCGTGAATCTGATGGATGAGCAGTCCGAACTCGCGATTGTGACGTACCGTCGCAAGAACGCACATATCGTGCGGTCATGGAAACGAGCACAAGAAGTTTTGGAGCACATGGCTATTGGTGGTCAAGGTTATTTCCTCGGCCCGAAGGAAGACGCCATTTACTACGACGGCAGCCGAGTTTTGTTTGGGGAAGTTGTGCCATCAATTCGTTTGCCGAGTGGCACTTGGATGACTTACCCAGGGCTGCGTGTGCAGTTGGATGAAGAGGGTAAACGCTCGATTGTGTTTGATTCGATTCGCGGTCGTTCTAAAGTCAAAACGTACATCTACGGTGGTAAGTTCATTGAAAACTGCATAGCCGAGGATACTCTGGTTTTGACGGACCACGGGTGGAAGAAAATACAAGACGTACGTTTATCTGATAAGGTTCACGACGGGGATAGTTTTGTAACTCATGGTGGAATACTTACCAAATCAGAACAGGATTGTGTTACAGTAGACGGTGTTTTTATGACTCCAGATCACGAGGTATTGAATGAGTATCAAAAGTGGCAAAGTGCATCACAACAGCCGAGACCTTACCGGCCAGAAATTCGGAATGTTGACATGTGTATCGAGGCATCACACGACAGGTTTGAAGTGGGCATGGACATACCTATGCGACTGTGGCCACGAGTGTGTGAAGTTGGGCGCCGACGTTGCGAAGGAAACAAAACGTGGCGGGACGCCCAATTGTGGGTGCATGACGAAAATGTTACAGTCGCTACCAAAGACACACGGCATGTCAAAACATCCGGTCTATTGGGTTTGGCGGAGTATGCGCGATCGTTGCCAACTGCCGCCCCATCAGTCGTGGGGAAATTACGGTGGGCGGGGAATTACAGTATGCGAAGCATGGCAGGGTTCGTTCGAAGCGTTTTGGGCGGACATGGGGCCATCGTATCGGCCAGGTACGGACTTGGATCGTGTCGACAACAACGCGGGGTATTCACCAAAGAACTGCCATTGGGTAACGAGAAAGCGAAATTGTTTGAACAGACGAAACAGCATTGGTTTGGACGTGGTGTTGTTAAGTCAACTGTCGGGTGTTCCGAACAGCACAATTCGTTATCGGTTGGAACGCGGACAGGACGTTTTCGGGTCTACGACATCCTTAACTGCGGACCAAAAACTAGATTTGTTGTCAAAGGCGACAGTGGTCCGGTGATTGTTCATAACTGCACCCAAGCGATTGCGTTCGATATTATGAAACACCAAGGCATTTGGATGATGGATCTCGGTGTCGAGCCAAAGTTGAATACACACGATGAATTTGCCGTGGTTGTACCGACAGAACTTGGTCAAGAAACCAAAGACCTTATGGTCGGTTGTATGACAACGTGTCCTGATTGGATTCAGGGTTTACCTCTAAAATGCGATGCAAAATTCGCGGAAAGGTATGGTGATTGTTAGTGACACTAGGTGATTTTTTGGACGCCCACTTTTGGGGGCTTTGGTGGTTGGTTCTTTTATGCGCGTGGTTATACGCCGAGGCAATTGCAAAGGGGAAGAAATGAACACGGATTGGGGCGACGTTATTTTTGTTGTAACAATGATGGCAACGATATGCTATTTAGCGGGATTATCCAAATGAGGTATTCATATTCAGCTCTCAAAGACTTTGACCAATGTCCGAGCATGTACCACGAGAAGCGTATCTTGAAATCCGTCCGATTTACCGGTAGCGTGGCGACCGAGTGGGGTACCAAAGTTCATAAAGCGTTTGAGGATTTTATCGAATCGAATGAACCGTTGCCACCGGAGTTATTCAAACATCGTGATCTACTAGTCGAGTTGAGCAACATCCCCGGCACGAAGTTCTGTGAACTTGAAATGGCGCTGGACGGCAACGGTAATGCGGTAGATTATGGTGATAGAGTAAACGCCCTTATGATCGGTATCGCTGATTTGTTGGTAGTGCATCCTGACTTCACGACGGGATATTATGCGGATTACAAGACAGGCAAAGGACGGTATCCCGACACTGATCAATGTCACTTGATGGCGACGATGGCGTTTGCTTTGTTCCCACACTTGTTAGAAATCCGCGCGATGTTGCTGTTTGTTGAGGCGAACAAGGTGGTGGACACGGTGTATCACCGCAAAGATCTGGACTCGATGTTTAAGTTCTGGCTCGCCAAGATTGCTCGTGTTGAACGTGCCAAGGCCGAAGATGTGTGGCAGTTGAAGCCATCCGCGTTGTGTCCTTGGTGTCCCGTAACTTTTTGCCCGGAGTGGCGAGAGGATAAGAAGAAATGAAAGGAAAAACAAGATGGAAAATGAAACATTAACACCGATTGAACGGACGTTCTCTGACTTTAGTCTGGAGGCCGTGGCGGAGCATGACGAACACATTGGGCGTGAGGGTACACCGGAAGAACACCGACAATACATCATCGGTGCATTTTTGTATCAGTTTGTCGTCGCTGCACAAGATGGCACTACCGAAACGGTTATGAACGTAATGGAGGACATCTCGGCGGGGTATCGCAACTTTGTGGATGTTATCGGAGCACAAATGAACCCAGGTCCTGTAGCCAACGATCCGACAATCGAAGTCGTCGAACGCCCAGGAATTTACACAGGCGAGAAGGAGCGCTTACAATGACCACTACTAAAAAACGAGGCGGTGCAGGTACGAAACACTCGGCATACAACGCGCGCCCCGAACAGAAAGCAAAGCGTGCAGCCCTCGGGCGAGTACGGTATGCGTTGGAAAAGAAACATGGTGCGGCTGCGCTCAAGGGCAAAGACGTGGATCATATCAAAGCAGTTAAAGACGGCGGTGCGCTGGACGATCCGAAAAATATTCGGTTGCTACCAGTTAAGAAAAACCGGGGAAGGAATAACAACTGATGACACAGGCAGAACATTTGGTTGAAATCTTGGCGCGAGCGGGGGTTCAGGTATGAATACCACACCGGACTTCGTGGAAAAATACAAATCGTCTCGTGCGCGTGGGTACAGACTGGAAATAAGCAAATGGGAAACAGACAGGTTGCGGCGCGAGTTGTTTAGATTTAAAGAGTTGCGAGACACCTATTCCAAAGGATATTACCCAGCATACATGGACGACCTCGGGGACGATCATTTGATGTACCCAACGGCCGCTAAATTGCGAGGGTATTTAAACGAGATTGATAGACGTGAATCGCTTGTGTTATCAGAATTGGAAAAACGACATGACTGAAAACTTAGATCGTGACAAAAACAACGCACTGAAAATGCGTGGCGATACAGCACTGGCACTACTCGAATCACTCCGCGCAACCCTCGTCCGTGAGCTCGGTGTGATTGACCAGTTGCTTACCTCAGTTGATACATTCGACCGTCAGGTCGGACTTAAAGTCGGTGACAAGACATCGCCACAGGACGAGATGCTACGTGCGCTTCGCACGGCGATGCCTAATCTGGCGCACTTGTCAGATGACGATTTGCGCAAAAAATTTAACGGAGAATGATATGGACGTAAACGAACAGGCAATCGGACTGTACGGTTGGATCGGGTCGAGTGACATGATTCCGATGTATTTTGAACCTAAAGGATTTGTAATTGACGGCGCATTGTTGTTCTGCCTAAAAACCGAACAAGGATTGCCTTTAGATTTTGCGGTGGACTCCATCTACGACAAAGACTGCCGAGTTGACTGGACAACGTTCATTGACGAGGGTCGGCGCAAGAACCACGAAGACTGGCAGATTTGGGAATTCATATCGAAGGGGTTAGCCGAGTGTATTAACGATACGCTACGACGCGACCTGCCTGCCATCCTGGATAAGGTTCGATTTTATATATGCAAAACATCAAACAACCCAGCACTTCGCCGACTTATCGGAGAATAGTGTGGAAAATTATTTAGATGGCTGGTTCGATGACGAATTTCACCCGGGAGATACCGAGGAAACGTACAACATGCGCAACGGTCATCCCGAAGGTACACCTATAACAAAAGACTTACTTGCCCACACACCCAGTGGCATTTACTAAGGATTGATTATGCAACATTTCAGATGTTACCTCGCCGGCGGCACAACCGTCGACGCACACTTACCGCAGGAAGCACCGATCACTGCGGATGACTTTTACCGATACCTTTTGGCGGAGCGATTCCGCAAACGCCTTGATACCGAGCCTGTGACCATCCCGTCTCGTATCGTCGTTGACGACAACTTATCGTTCGACGCTCGCGCATTGGTCGCGGTTGAGAAGGTTGAGATGCCATGAGCTACGAGACAACAGTTGACCCAGATATATTCGTTTGTGCGGAACTACGCTCTGGGAATGCACGGAAGAAAAAACGTCAGCGAGAAATCGAAGAGCGAGTACAAGCGTTACGAGACGCGGATATTACGTTCGAGCATGTGCGCGGTAACGAGTGTCTCGAAATGAAGAATGGCTTCGGAAACCAAGTTCGGTTCTGGCCAAGCACTGAGCGATGGACAGTACGGTTCAATAGCTACAGAGGTTTTGGTGATCGCGGTGTGCAGAAGCTGATTGAATACTTGCAAAAGACCCGAAAGCTGATAGGAGAATAATGATGAAATATGTTTACGAGTTTGAATATGAGTTCGAAGATTTTTGTGGGTTATCTGGTATAGCATCCGCGATCGCATATCTCAGTGGTGAATTTTTAGATGCTACAGAAACAGAACCAGCGACTGAACCAACGCTTGATAGTCTTAGTATCCACATAGATGGACACCGGCACAGAGATTTGTTTCGAGACGATGTGGCCGATGAATTTAAAGACATGGTGTCCGCGTATTTCCTCGATTACGAATATGGAAAATTCGAGGGGCAATATAATGGTTAATCCAATTTTAAATGAGAGCGGCCTGTCTTTTGACGAACGGTATGCGATCCTCCAATGCGAAACCAATCTACCCACATGGGCTGAACTTTTGATCGAAGATTTTACGGATGACCGTGCCGATATGGAGTCCAGGATCGCTGACTTAGAAGCCCAATTGGATTACTGCACTGACGAAAAAGACGCGGACCGTCTCGAAATCGAATTAGATGACGCCAGTAGAGAAATTGAGCGTTTGAAAAAACTACTGGGGGCACCGTGAACATCGTGTACTTGGAAATGGATCGAACAGTCCAACTGACAACCGAAATGTTAGACCCCTTGCGACTACCGGCAACTATGCAGCACGTTGAGAAGTACCAATGCGGGTTCTCACCTGTTGCTAAAGAGACGGATCAGTTGGTTGCGAACACGGAATACGGTGTGGTCATGACGTTCACAGAGCGTCGTAAATATGTGCAGCCGGATAAGGTACGCGTCGCATTGGACGCTATGCTGCTCGAACTACGCGAAGACGAGGGGCTTATCCCGACGTCGCTCGAACGCAAAACACTCACGCGTGACCTGACAGACAGTATGACCAAGGACGCAGCGCCGGAAGAAAAACCATTGCATATCATGATGTTCGGTAATTACATGGCGATCTCGAGCACGTCACAGAAAAAGTACAAAATGGTTTTAGCACAGTTGAAAAAACTCGAAGTCTTTCGAGACGTTAAGTTCGTGTTGCATCGATTCCGAGGTTCAGCGTTTCATCACAAAATGCGAGCGCGCGAGACCAGCGAATTTACTACGGGTCGATATGTTGAGATGCAATACTTGCACAAGATTCTGTCATTCACAAATGTGTCACTGGAAGATCGACACATCCAAGAAAACCTTGAACTGGATTATCAGTTTACCAAGGCAAGTTTCGATACGGATCAGGTGTTGTGCAAGATCAATAACTTCGGCGACGTCAGCGATGCCAAACCAAACATGCTGCTGGTTCGTGAATTAAAGTTGTCTTCGCAAGAGTCTGAACACCGCGATCCCGTCCGAGCTTTTGCTGCCGTTGCATTACATTTGTTACCTGACTACATGGAATTTATATCATGAGCGTTTTAAACTTATTAGTCGATGAGCGTGTACTGGTGCATGGAAGACTCGACACCGAGTTGATACTTGAGTCATACGAAGAACCTCACAATAACGTTTGGTTAAGTCGTGAACAAGTTCTCGCGCTATCACTCGAACTATTCAACATCGGCATTCACATGGAGTCAGAAAAATGATCGAAGTTCTCGACGAGGAAACACTGATTATCCGAACCAAGATGCACAATCTTGTGTGTCAGACCATACCGAACGCCGTGCTTGGTCAAGAGTGGACTGACGGCTCGTTCGAGATCGGTGTGGAGTGGACATACGAGAACATGGTATCTCTGGCACGTCTCGGCGCTCCGTCTGCGTCTACGGCTATCCGAGATTACGAGTACCCGTTCATGCGGGGTAAGTACCCGCCATACCATCACCAAGAGCGGATCGTAAACTTTCTAACGACCCATCACCGGTCGTTTTGTTTCGGTGGCATGGGTGTGGGCAAGACAGCGTCAGGTGTGTGGGCAGCAGATTATTTAATATCCATCGGCGAAGTGAAGCGCGTGTTGATCGTATGCACGAAGACAACCATGAAACCTGCTTGGGGGGACACGTTGTTTGATCTCGTGCCTCGGTTCGCTTATACCCTGCTGCGCGGTGACAAGAAGACTCGTGAACGTCGTGTCAAAGAGAACACTGTTTTTCACATCATCAACCACGACGGTCTCTCGGTTGTGCACGATCAGTTGCTTGCAAACGACTACGATCTAATTATGATCGACGAGTCAACAGCGTTTAAAAACGCAAACACTGATCGTTGGCAACGAATGAACGCACTGACCCACAAGGCCAAGCGTGTGTGGCTGTTCACGGGTTCGCCAACACCTAAGAGTCCAGAGGACGCATTTGGTCAAGCTAAGTTGGTTTGTCCCGAGCGCGTGCCAGAGTTCATCACGCACTGGAAGTTTATGACAATGAACCAACAAGGACCGTTTCGCTGGGTTCCTAAAAAGAACGCGCGAGACACCGTGTTCGACGCCTTACAACCGGCGATCCACATCGACAAAAACGATGTGCTGCTGAACCGTCCGGGTACGACTGAGGCGTGGCGAGAGGTTGAGATGACCGCCGAACAACGCAAGATGTTGAAGGCACTCAAGGATAAAGAGGTCGTGTATACCGCAGATGGTACGACGATCACTCCTGTCCACGCTGCGGCTGCATTAACCAAGTACATGCAGATCCTTGTTGGTGCAGTTTATGACGACGAGGGTAACGCCGTTGCTGTAGACAGCAAACCTCGCATCGAAGAAATCGTTCAGTTGATCGAAGAGGGACGAGCATCAGGCATTGGGTCGTGGGATGAACCGCTGGGCAAATCAATCGTAGTCGTCCCGTACCGTCACACGTTGGAACTGGTGCAGAAGCACTTGGAGAAGGACTACAAGGTCGCAGTGATCCACGGCGGCGTGTCAGGAGCCAAGCGTGATGAGATCATGCACAAGTTTCAACGCACTCAGGATATCGAAGTGATTCTGGCCATCCCTGATACGATCGCACACGGTCTCACGCTCACCGCCGCCAACACGACAATCTGGGTCAGCCCACTCATCAAGCCTGAGATTTTTCAACAGGCGAACGAGCGGATGGATCGCCCCGGACAAACACAATCTATGGTGCGAGCCCGGATCTATGCGACCGACACTGAGAAAAAGTATTATGAAGCGTTGGACAATCGACAAGATTGGCAAAACGATCTGCTCGGAATGTATCAACAAATGATTAAATCTATTTGACACAGGACACGCAATAGGTTACAATTTACACACTTTATAGGAGAATCCCCCCATGACAACCCCAGACCAAGATCTCATCGATCTGATCAGCGGGCTTACGCCAGAAGAGTTCGCAGCCGTCCTCGAAGATCTTAGTGAAGATGACAAACTCAACGCGCTCAAGGCCGCTAACATCGCCAACCTAACCTACAAATTCATCGAACTGCGAGACGCTAAAGCCGCAATGCAAGCCCGACACGATGCGGAGATGGAAGGGTTAGATAACGACATGCAGCTTATCCGTGATGAACTACGCGTTAAGATTCTTGCCCTGAAAGACACCCAAACCGTCAAAACCGTTTACGGCACTGTGGTTCTACGTGTCGACAAAAAATATCGTGTTCGAGACCAAGGAGAACTTTACACATGGGTCAAAGAAACTGGTAATATTGACGTTCTGCAAATGCGATTAGCAACAACTAATCTGGCCAAGTTCTTAGAGCAACGTGAGCACGACGCGAACGAATTGCGCAAAGAGATCGCAGAAAACCAAGCTGAATTTCCCGACTACGCTAAAGAATTAAGTGATCAACTTCGTAAGATTTCACTACCCGACGGCGTAGATTTTTCAACCGAGTATAACCCTGTGGTCACTAAACCACGCAGCAAACCCACCTCAACTACAACGGAGTAAACACCATGTCTGATTTAGCACTTATTACCCAACAATTACCAGCCTTTGCAACTGAAAAGTTAAATTCCGGCCTCAATGCGATGGCCGTTGCAGCAAACCCGCGCATTAGCGGTGAAGGCGGCGTGTTCCGTGTCTTGGCTGGAGAGCAACAATTTGGCGGTACTTATCGAGAGCTGGATGTAATCATCATCGGCGCTATGCCAGACGCGCGCGCGGTATCTCGTGTGTGGTATGCCGGACAGTTTGTAAAAGGCGAAAACGCGGCTCCTACTTGTTCGTCCCTGCTTGGTGATGTACCAGACGCACACGTCGAACATAAAGCCGCAGCATCTTGCGACGTGTGCCCAAACAACGTCGACGGATCAGGCCAAGGCGGTCGTGGTCGCGCTTGCGGCTACACAAAACGTTTGGCAGTTATTTTGCCTGGCATTCCAGACGAAGTTTTTGAATTGCGCGTCTCGGCTAAAGGTATTTTTTCTAAGAACGAACCTCCAGTAGACGGTCGTCAATGGTTTGGTTTGAATGCTTACAGCACGGCTTTGGCCAAAGCACAAAGCGCATCATCAGGCGTAGACATGGACATGGCAAAGATGATCACAACGATTTCATATCCCATTGGCCAGACCGAAGGTATGCGATTCTCGTGGAAGTCTTGGGCTGACGAAGCGTCGTTTGAGCGTGTGCGTTCGTTGGTTGGCTCTGAGAAATTGAAGAGTGTTTTGAATCCGCCACAAACGCCAGCGTTGGCAGCTCCAGTACAACCTGTAGCTGCTCAACCTGTAGCTGCTCAACCTGTAGCTGCTCAACCTGTAGCTGCTCAACCTGTAGCTGCTCAACCTGTAGCTGCTCAACCCGCTGCTCAACCCGCTGCTCAACCCGCTTCTCAACCTGTAGCCGCTCAACCTGTAGCCGCTCAACCTGTAGCCGCTCAACCTGTAGCCGCTCAACCTGTAGCAACGCCGGAACCTGTAGCAACGCCGGAACCTTTACCGGTGATCGACGTGATAATTGTTGAACAACCGGCGGCTCAACCGGCGGCACCAGAAGTAGCAGCTCAACCGGCGGCACCAGAAGTAGCAGCTCAACCTGTAGCGGCGGCAGCACCGACAACTGATCCGCAAGCGGGCATGAGCACAGTCGAAAAGATCCGTGCGAAGATGGCCGCTCAACAAGCAGCGAAAGGATAACAAATGGAATCCCCCCAACACAACTCAGCCAATCGGTTTCGTGTTGCAAAGCTAACGCAATCTTGTGTTGAGAAGATGTTCCCAGAAGGCTCGGAGGTTCGGGCTTTTTGGGATGCCATTATGATTGCCCGTGTGCCTTCGCAAATTATCGCGTCACTGATTGGCGTGTCGGATAAAACACTAACCACTATCTTTCGGGGGACTAAGGATTTGTCCCCAGCTGAAATGGTTTCTGTGCGGCAATTCACCTCTCTGCTGAATGAAGCACATAGCCGAGGTTTATTACCGACAACCGATGGATCAAAAATCGAAGCTATACTGCTGTTAACACTCGACGTAATGTTATCGCAGAAAACCCCTTAACCGTCAGGAGTATTTATGGATCTGGCACTGCTCACAAGTCGGCAGGGGAGAAACGCGATCACGGGTTTGGTTCCCGCTACAGAAGAAAACAGCCAGTACATGATTCATCGTTGGGTTGATCTGGCAAATGCTAGTGAAACTCAACGCGCAATTGATTGGGTGGCAACGAAAGCCTCCGATGTGTATTTTGCTCTGGGGGCTTTCGAATCTTGGGAAGGTGAGAAACCGCGTCGATTGGCCGAAAAGTGTATCGCCCTGAGAGCTTTTTGGCTTGACATCGATGCCGGCTTCGACAAATTTGCCAAAGACCCAGCCAATTCTTATGAGACGTACGATGAAGCATTTAATCAACTACTCACATTTATAGAAGCAGCGGAGTTTCCCGCGCCTACGTTTATCAACTCGTCTGGCGCAGGGCTGCATGTATTTTGGGCACTTACCGAAGATGTACCTTATGCTGAATGGTTGCAAACCGCGTTGAAGTTAAAGGCTCTGTTGGCCTTGGTAGGACTTAAAGTAGATCCGACACGAACCGCAGATGCTGCTTCTGTTTTGCGTCCGGTCGGTACAGTACACAGTAAGTCCGGTCGTGTTGTTGAAACTGTGTATCAAGATGAACCGATAACGTACCAAAGTCTGTTGGACGCTATTGCCCCATTCGAGTCAGAACTCACTGCCACCCGTAGCGTCCGCGAGGTTGTGCATACAACCCCCGTAGGAGGTATTGAGTTTACCCCAGCACCGGATTATGCGACAGCAGATCTTGGTCTTATGGTTCCACAAGGCAACCCCGTGGCGTTCAAAAAGATCATTATGCTGGGCAAGGTCGAACGTGCTGGGTGTGCACAAATCGATTTCATCTACAACCACCAAGATACGGTCAGCGAACCACTCTGGCGCGCTGGGTTATCAATCGCAAACTTCTGCGACGATCGGGATGAATGGGTGCATGGAATTTCTTCCGAGTATGCCGGCTACACGCCGGAAGAAACCGAACTCAAAGCCGCCGCTTGCAAAGGACCGTACACATGTGATTCGTTTGAATCGATGGCACCTGATCGATGTAAAGGTTGCCCGCATAAAGGACGTATAAAATCACCGATTGTTTTGGGTATGAATCCAAACAACATACCTGTGATCGTTAAGGCCCCGTTGTCACGCGATACAAATGTCGAGGAAGAATTCGGTATCCCTAGCTATCCTTTCCCGTACTATCGCAAGCCCGAAGGCGGCATCTATTTGATGTCCAAAGAACGTGTGGAGAACGGTGATGGAACAGTATTTTTCGTTGACAAAGAGATCGAAGTTTGGAACACAGACGTCTACATCTATGAGCGTATTGATGACATCGAACGCGCTCGGTACTGGTGCAGATTTCATTCTAAACACGACGGCGTTAAAGAGTTTGAACTTACATCCGAGATGGTAGCTGCGGGCGGCGAAACATTCTTTGCCAAGCTATGGGGCGTAGGTATACACATTCAAGAAACGGAGAAGAAACACATGAAAACATACGCACAACGTATGATTAAGCAACTCGGCGATAACAGTCGAGCGCGAACAGCGCCGAGTCAGATGGGCTGGACGGAGGACAATACGTTCATTTACGGCAACCAGGAGTTTACACGCAACGGCCCACGCCCAGCACCAGTGAACGACACGGTGTTAGCCAAAAAAATCCTAAAGGTCATGACTTACACAGCCCCGGCAGGGCGGCCTCCTCTGGAAGTATGGAACGAATTGCTTAGTCAAGCCTACCCGAATCGACCAGAATCAATGATTGCCCAATACGTCATATGTGCTGCGATGGGCGCTCCCATGTCTGCGGCGTTCAGCCCGCATGATAACCGATCGGGGATCATACACTTGTACTCAGACGGTACTGGTCGAGGCAAGACTGCGGCCGCGCAGTTAGCCATGCGCGTTTTTGGGGATCCACGGGAAATCACGTTCAAGGGCACAGGTTCTGGTGCGACTGTGAACGCTCTCGTTGCCAATCTGGGGTATCTGAATAGTGTCCCGTTGCTCCGAGATGAGATTACTGAAGGTACGGCTAAGTTTATTGTCGATTTGGTTTATACAACCACGGACATGAAAACCAAAGAACGTATGCAGGGTAACGTCGACGACATCCGATCAGGGGGCAACCGTTGGGGGTCTTTCATCTACTCGACCGGCAACACATCTATTTGGGATAAAGTGGCTCAGGATCGCGCTGCATTGACTGCGGTTGTTGGGCGCGTCACAGAATTCGAATGTGATGTTTTGCCGTGGTTCAGTGCAGACCCTACATTGGGTACCCGAATTGCGCGAGAAACGGAAAAATTCTCAGGCGTAGCGGGACGTATCCTGATCGACTGGATAGTTGTAAACCGCGAGGAAGCTCAACGTATGTGGATCGAAACGCAAGAGAAGATTCAACTCGCCTGTGGCGTAGAACAATTCCAAAGCCGTTTTTGGGTTGAACATGCTACCGCAGTTGTTGTCGGCGGAAAAGTTGGTGCTATGCTCGGATTGCATCCGTTCGATATGGCCGAGGTCGAGGAATTTGCGATCAATCACATTCGGTTCATGGGTGCCAAGTCGGGTCAGAACGAGTTGAAATCCGAAGACTTATTAGCACGCTTCCTGAACAGTCATTTAGATCGACGCCTCATTATCAGCCAAGAAAAAACGCATGTGTTCGATGCTGTGCCACGACAAAGTGTTTTGATTCGTGTTGAGGAATACTCACACAAAATGTGGATTACCGTGTCTGGTATGGCTGAGTATTGTAAAGTCAATAATATATCGACAAGTGCAATGACGACCGCATTCCAAGCTGTAGGTGGTATCCGGACGGTGAAACGTATGTTGTCCAATACTTCGTTAGCCCAAAGCTCTGGCAGTGAGCGTGCGTGGGAGATCGACCTTACCAATGCAGATGCTCGTCGTATTTTGCAACTACCAGAACCGGAGAAGACGCATGAATAAAGCAATCGCTGCGCTTGTAGTTGCGGCGCTTAACCCGCCGCAAATGTTACCAACTCGCAAAAAGCGAAAGAGAAAGAGAAAGGATTATATCGCCTGCGGAGAAAAAGTGAAACGCGCTGGAGAACGTCGTTATATCGCACTGCGTGACACTCTGCTGGAAAATTACAAAGAGACGCCGCGCATGACGACTGGAGACGTCCAGCGTATCGGCGAATGCACACGCCCCACGGCGCAAGTTGTACTCCAGCGTATGGTTGGCGAAGGGTTGGTGCGCGTGTTGTCACCAGCAAAAACAAAGACTTATGGTTACCCAATACATGCCAGAATGTATGAAAGGATTGAAGAATGACTATTGTTGTTTACAAAGACGGCGTCCTCGCCGCAGATCGAGTGTGCAGTGCTGGAGCTTTTACACACGCCTTCCGGAAAGTGTATTCGATCTATTCGCCGAGAGACCGATTTACCTATCTAGTAGGTGTTGCGGGATCTCTCCCAGAAGTTGGTAATTTTCTTAACCAGATAACCAAATGCGTCGAGAATTTGACACCGAGCGACTGTTGGGAATTTCCAACGTTTGAAGACATGCGTGCGCTCGTGGTGGAAGTTGACCGTGTTGAACAGGCGTGCAGCGTTTTGCAAGTTGATCACGGTGTTGTTGTTCATCTACCCGCAGACGGGTTCTATGCTATAGGAAATGAGCCGTACTGCTTCGCTGCGCAAGTATTGCACCGTACAATAAACGACCCATCAGCCATAACGATTGTTTGTAGCGTCGAAAAAGGCGCCTGCGTGACTGGGTTCGGAATCGACGATCTGAAAGTCAGCGACTTTCTATAACTCAACGAAAAGCCCCGCAATGCGGGGCTTTTCTTATATCAGGACAAAGTACTTCTCGGCGATGGTAGCGATCTCTCGCGCCTTATCTGTGCCGTTTATAATACGGCGGGCGCTGACCCAATCACATTTGGTCTTGTTGAAGTAGTCCTCCAACTTGCGCCCTGTGAACGTACCGCGTGTCATGCCGATCACCAGGATCTCAGCCGCAACGTCTGGCTGCATGGACAAGTCCGGATTGTGAACCAAGTCAATACCCAGAATCTCACCCATCTTCAAATAATTGTAATGCCACGTAAGCTGCACATAACCCCGACCGTAGTATGTCTGACGCGTGATCGCGTCCATGACACCATACTTACGACCTTTGCCTTTGCCGTATTCGGCAATAGGCTGCATCGTAGAGGCGGTTTCCCATGTTGCCGTGGCCAGCATATAGGCAATCCATCGGCGATCGTTTGTAGCCGCTCTGGCAGCCGTATATACAGCATTCAATCCGTCTACTTGTGACTGTTTCAATTTGCCACCGAATACGGTCTTTTTAATGCCTGCGAAAAATTTAGCGTCGAGTGTCATTCTTGATCCTCCAATACGTCAGCAACAACGGCAATACGCCCAGCTAACATGCGCATGAGTTTGTCATTCTCACCTTTGATTACATCGAATTCTGCCGTCTTTATCGTTATAGCGCGTTCTAATGAATCGACACGAGCGATCAGTTTGTCTCGCTCAGTGTCCGTGTCACCAAATAATTTATCCATGGCACTACTAGAACGACCTACGAGCATTGACACAATCGACACGATGAGATCTTTGTTTTGTGAAGGAATGTCGATATACGTCAGAAACATCAACAGACAAATCACGAGGAACATAAAAACCCCGGCAGCTACATACTGGCGTTTATCTCGGTTCAACAGAAAACTCATACGTCACCCTTTATTGTTATTTCGTATGAAACGCGTTATCAAAATAAGACATAGTAATATGTTGGATAAAATAGCAAAGTACCCGCCGCTGTAACCAATATATTCATCCATGCGCAGATATGTAAATGTTGCGTAAACAGCGTACGCCAAAGCATACATGTGGCTGGTCCGTAGTGCTACCAAGGCAATAACGACATTAGCGAGAGTAGCCATTGTGAAATAGTTAGTCTCGCTAAGATCCTTTGCGAACAACTCAAATAGAGTGTTCATGGTGAATTGGACCCACATAAACAGAAAGTCTTTGCGTAACAATATACTGAGCAACAACGGTGCCGCTAGGATTATCGAAAGCAATAGTGGGTCCACGTTCATTAGATCTCGTCCCCGTAGACTTTCTTCAAGCCTAACTTGTAGAGCAATGTTGGGAAGTCAATCAACCGCACAACGGTAATGATCGCGCCGAATACCATCAACGTATTACCGCTACTACCAGACAACCAATTACTCAGCAAATCTTGTGGAAGCGAGCCGATGATCGTAGCACCGATACCTAACCATGTGCTTGCCGTTGAGATGTTTTGTGTAGCCAATAAGCCACGTCCGCCACCTGCCATAATATTCTCCTTAGAACAATTAAAAAATCAAGTCCCTCGCACCGTGAGAGAAACCCGTAGTAGAGCGGTTGCCCCAGATCAGACGAAAGCTGAACCGCACTGCCAGCTACCTTATCCGCTGGAGCCAGCACTTCATGCGTGTCCGTACTTGCAACAATGGGTAGTTTGGTGGCCATTAGACAGTTGCGGTTACGACATGCGCAGAAATAACGAGCCAAGCAAATGGCGGTGACATGAAACGAGGGCGCGGCGTTCATCAGATCGGCTCCTGTTGCATCAACTCGAACAGCAAGCGCTCATAACCCGCCGTCACATCGGCGTGACCGGGCAGATAACGGGCGATCACAGCGCGTTGACGCTCTAAATAATCTTGCCAATTTTGATCATGACTTTTTAAGACATTGATCAACTGATTTTTGCCATCCGTAACATCATTGGCGTTGTAGTAGTAACCCAAATCCGGACATAAATGCGCGTTGTGCACCAACGGATAACCTTGCCATGCCACATCGAAATAAAAATAATTCAATGCATTTTCCCATTGATGCGAAACCACAATATCGGTCATTTCGGCAAGGAACAACGGCGTATCGAAACGACCGACAAATGCAGCCTTGTTATTCTGTACGATATCGAGTTGCAACATCAACGAAACAAACTCTTTACTGTTATTGGCCAAACGCTCCGAGTTGGTGACATGCAAAAATTCAATGGCATCGGGCATTTCACGAAACGTTTCTTCGACGATTAAGATCGGATACAGGCAAAATTTCACGACATCGTGATTCGGTTCCATGATGCTGATGCGTTTGGCCTGATCGGCGGCACGCGGACGATATTCGCCATGATGCGGTTGGTCGCTGCTGCGTTGACGCACGAACATCGGATCCCAAACAAACGGCGCGACTTGCGCCGGGCGCCGACGGAAGGTCGTGAAATAATCTTTGCTGATATTTTCAACCTGCGGAATCATCCAGATCGCGTCGTAGCGTTGATTGATAAATAGATTACTGCCCCACATTTGACGATCAAACAAAATCGATTGCATCGCATGCACGTATTCAAAGCCACAGCAATAGGACACTACACGCGCACCGCGACGCTTGAGGTAATCAGTTTGCATCGCATCAATCTGACCGCCCAGCTCAATCAATACATCGACGTGATCTTTGGCATCCTCAAAGGTTTTCGTCGGACAACGCTCTAAATCCCACGGCAGTGCCGACGTGATCGGCACCGCCGTGGTGTTAACCAAGCAAACCGATTGCACACTTGGGCAATGCTTCAAAGCCTCAGCCAAATATACGGCATTTTGTTTGATGCCGTTGCTCCACAAACTTTCGTTCTCGTGATGCAAACCGATGGTGATGCCAATTTGTAAGTTACGAGGTAATGTCATATTCAATCCTATGCGCGGCGTTGTGAAATAGCGTCGTCATGCGCCATGTAAATCGAGCGATACGGCTCGCCCCAACCAACATAATGGGTCAACAAACTGTCGGTATTCGACATCGGTGGTGCGGTGTTAATCGACAGGCAATTGAGCACCGTGGCTTCACTCAGAATATTATTTTCAGTCAAGACATTGATCGTGTGGAACTGATCACCTTGATCACTGTAAACAGTCGACTTGTCGTTGACTTCCAGCATGCGCTGCCAAATCTTGTCGATCAGCTCAACATTCGCAGGCGTGTTTCTAAATCCCATAATACCGGCGTTGATCGGCCATGCGCAGAGGTCTTTGGCGAACAATAAATCACGTCCTTCGAGCAGTGGCTCGAGCTTTTGGATATGGTTGCGGAATAAGACGTCTGCGTCGACCCAGATGATCCAGTCGTGATTGGCGATATTGTTTTTAAGCAGCCAGCTTTTGACCCATGTGCCGTTGATGTTCGGGTCAAGCTCTTCGGGAATCGCTCGATAGACATGATAGGCATAACCGTGGCGGTCACAGTAGCGTTTGACGTTGTGCTCGGAAACACGGGCATAAGTTGTGATGTGGTGCGTGTACAAGGTGACCAAGGCGATTTTGGCTTCGGGATTGAAGTGACTGACCGTATCGTCCGAAATCGCTGGGTAATTCGGTGCTTGCATCATCGGCTTACCTGCAATGAAATGATCATTGATTTGACGCAACAAGACTTTTTCAAGATTGCTGTCGTGTGATAAATCTTGCTTAGGATTGCTCGCGTTATCGTACTTGGTGCCCATGCCCAAATTCACTGCAAAAATATTCGCGTTAAACCAATTTGGAATCTGCCAATTGACATTCATGTAGGTATTGAGCAATGTCGCGTTGGTCGGCAAAATCGAGAACTGTTCTAACCATTGGTATTCGTTCAAATGTTCCGGTCGAACGGCCAAACCGCCGTGCAAAGCGAACAACATGTCGTGCAAAAAATCACGGTTGGCTTGGGTATTGCGCACAATCAATAAATTATTGAGCGGCAAATACGGTGCATCGGGCGCGTCGTTGGAACCAGGGCCGTAGCATACGAACCGATCCAATCCTTCCATCGCCTCGACAATCGACAACGGTTTAAAAATAGCCGTATGCCCATTGATCAACATGACCAACTCGCCTTCCTTACAGGTTTTGAGTTGCTGCAACAGATAATTGTATTTGAACGCCGTGCGCAATTTTTCGTGCGCCATAAAATCGGTCTCGACCCATTGATGCGCGTAGCCATAACGTTGCGCATAATGCTCATGATTGCGCAAAATCTCGTCGTCTTGATATTCCAGTACCGTTAAAACTTTTGTCATGTTCGCTCCTTAACCGTGCTGACGCTGTGACAGCATATCATCGTGCGCCATATACACCGAGCGATACGGCTCGCCCCAACCAACATAATGCGTCAAGAATGTAGCAGGTGTGGACATCGGCGGAGCGGTATTGATACTCAAGCAATTGACAATATTCTTTTCATTCAAAATACCCTCCTCACCCAGCACATTGATCGTGTGGAACTGATCACCTTGATCACTGTAAACAGTCGACTTGTCGTTGACTTCCAGCATGCGCTGCCAAATCTTGTCGATCAGCTCAACATTCGCAGGCGTGTTTCTAAATCCCATAATACCGGCGTTGATCGGCCATGCGCAGAGGTCTTTGGCGAACAATAAATCACGTCCTTCGAGCAGTGGCTCGAGCTTTTGGATATGGTTGCGGAATAAGACGTCTGCGTCGACCCAGATGATCCAGTCGTGATTGGCGATATTGTTTTTAAGCAGCCAGCTTTTGACCCATGTGCCGTTGATGTTCGGGTCAAGCTCTTCGGGAATCGCTCGATAGACATGATAGGCATAACCGTGGCGGTCACAGTAGCGTTTGACGTTGTGCTCGGAAACACGGGCATAAGTTGTGATGTGGTGTGTGTACAAGGTGACCAAGGCGATTTTGGCTTCGGGATTGAAGTGACTGACCGTATCGTCCGAAATCGCTGGGTAATTCGGTGCTTGCATCATCGGCTTGCCTTCAATGAAATGATCATTGATTTGACGCATCAATAAGCGCTCCAAATTCGCATCATGGGTCATGTGGCGAACTTTTTGGTGCATGGTTCGACCATCATCAGTCCACGAATTACTCGCGCCTAGAAACACCACAAAAATCTTGGATTTGAACCAATCGTTGATGCGCCAATCAACATTGATGTAAGTGTCGCCGATGCCAGTATTGATGCCCAGCAACGAGAATTTTTGCAGTAGAACTTCTTCGTCTGGGTGATCTTGAGAACCCAACACACCATGCAAAGCAGCCAAAATTTCGTGCAATGTTGCACGAATCGCTGCAGTGTTGCGCACCAACAAAAAATTCGTCATCGGAATATCGGCTGCATCGACATCGGTCGGGCCATTAACTACCACGCTGTCGCGCCCGCTCATGAGCACATTCACATCAATCGGGCAGAATACTAACGAATGATGATCAATCATCATGACAATATCACCTTCATCCATCGACTTGAGTTGCTGCAACAAATAATTGTATTTGTAGGTCACTTTTAAGTGCGCATGCGGATACATGCGGGTTTCGATAGACTGATGCGTATAGCCGTACAAGCGCGCGTAGTACTGGTGATTGCGCAGCACCACTTCATCATAACGATCCAACAAACTGATGACTTTAACCGTCATAACCGCTCCATTTTCAGACTATTTTGCAAAAAGGCTCAATAACTCACGCGTGTAAATTTCAATATTGACCGGCGAGTCAACATCCAGCGTCGCCAACAACTCTTGGCCATCGCGTTTGTAATCTTCCAGACGCTCATCGTGATGGGCAACGAAGTTGGGTCAAGCGTATCAGTTGGAAGCATTTCGTCGTGCTTGTCGGTGTAGCTGACAATAGGTTTTTTCACTGCCATTTTAATTCTCCTTGAGTTGAAGGGATGTTTTATAGTCAGCAATGCCCCCTATAAGAAACGTCCAAGTACAAAGCCGAGACAGAACAGGGGGATTCCCGCCACGGCTAACGTTCGCCACACAGTACAACAGTAACACTCTCGAACACCAACTGGTGCAATAATATCAGTGATGATGCCCAAGTGCGTAAAGCATAACAAACGTTTTATTGCACCTATTTTAACAGATTGGTTTTCATTGTCAATCATATCAATTCCCCTTCAGTAAATCGTATTGGTCAAGTGCGTTTGCATCGGCGTCAATCAATTGCTCCTGTAAAGCCTCGATCTCAGCTTCCAAGTATGTTGCTGAATCTTCGTAGCCCGTTTCCAGCGCTTCATCGCGTTTCTCATACAAATCTTTACGCGTCATACCATCGATCTTGACCTGTTTAGCATCTGCAGCACGTTGTTTGGAAATCTTCATAGCCGCTTGCGCCAGAGGATCGCCGTTCAGCATATCCATGTCGTCATTACGTTCAGCGATCCTGCCACGCGCTAGAGCGTCACGTTCAACTTCGTCGGCGGCGTCTTTGATGGCAAAAGAATCATATTCCGTACCGTATCGTTTGAATATTGTTTTCCCAAACGCTTCCGCGATATTAGCACCTTCATCCCGCGCAGTGTTCATGTTCTTGTAATTCTGCAAGTTCGAACCCACTACGTACGCGAATGCGCCGTCCAATGTCGAGGGTAAAATATCCGTGCCCGTATAACGATACAACAGTTCGGCCAACTTCTTACTCGTATCAGAATCTTGGTTCCGTCCGCTCTCAAAATCTAGCGGATTATTCACAGGCCTGCCGTCGGGACCTTTTACGTACGATGCCGCAGTGGATTTGCCGAAATAATCTTCGCCGGTTACAATCGGTGGGAGCCACTGCAATGCGGCTGGAGCGATAGCGTATGCTAATTTAGCGCCGAAATTATCTGACTCGCTGCCTGTGATTGGGGTTAGGCTTTTGAATGTTGTCGACGCAACATTGACTGCTGCATCACTTGGTGTGATATAACCTTTTGCCACGCCGACGGCGCTCATACCCGCCAAGACCAATGGACGAAACTCCGGAGGGATAGGCAAACCAATGCTACCAAAGATCAATTGATTACCAAAACCTTTTGTATGGAAAAATTTACTGTTGTTCAGCGAGTTTTCTTTACCTTCACTGTCATCCTCGCCGCCAGATTGCGCAGCCGCAGTAAGCATGGCCATCATGAATAAACCAAACGCCATTTGACGACCATGTGGTGACGAGAAGATCATAGGTAACGTCCGTGTCATGCCGGTCATGGACGCTTGGAAGAACGCATACATCGTACGGACGTACGGGTTGTTTCCTTTGAGCTCGAAGTTACCCGTAATGTCCTTGGCCGCTCGCGCGGCTTGCGCGACAACGTCAGGATTAGACCGAATAAATGACTCCAGAGAGGTTGCCGAAGTAAACGGTTTATAGTTATTGGCACGTTCGAGTAACGTTTTAAAGATACCGTATCGATACATATCCTCAGTCACATGCAACGCATCAACCGCGTGCCCAAGACCACGAGACACATTACCGAGCAAGACGTCCACTGCACCTTGACCGGCAGTTATATCCTGAGACAGTGACTTCTCAAACGACTCGAACCCCTGGCGAGCAACGGCATTCACACTGCCACCGTAGGCATAGAAGGCTCTCAGCATGGGCGTCAGCTCGCCACGACCGAAACCAGAGGTGAATTTCTTACCGAGTTCTGGCAAACCAAGGATACTGTTTTTCATAACCTGCATGGTGAACGTTTTAGCCTCGTGATCAGGAATAACGTACTTACCGTCAGTACCTAGACCTACTGCGCCTTGGGCGTTCATGATTGTAGTCAAACCGTCCCACACCGGTTGAACCGCGACGAATGCTGGGCTCCACACCGTGCGTGCGGCCGAGAACAAACGGTTGATCTTTCCCATTGCATGAGAAAACTCATTCATATCGATTCGCGTAACTGCCTTGCGTGCCAGATCAGACGTGGCTGTAACACGAATCGATTTACCATCCGGATATGGCACAGTGAAACTGTATTCATTACGAGCATCCAAATTTCGCCAGATCGCCTCACCATCGTCATCGTATTCGACTTTTTGAGGATCCAGTTTAAAGTGCGTCTTAGATGGTGAATCACGCAACACTGTGACAACCTTTTTCCAGCCCTTAACTTTGGCAATACGTTGGTATCGAGCAACCATATCTTTCTGCGCCATCGCCAGAGGGTTGTCCGCTTTAGTATCACGGCCGGTGGCGCGCTCTTGACTTAACGCTGAATGAACACCCTCGTTTTTCAAAGGTAAGTAGAACTTGCGTGAGATGTATGCCGCGTGTTTTTTCTGGTTAATAATGCCTTGCACCAACTCTTCATCAGCGAGATTGCGCATCACGGTGCGCACTGGCTGCATGATATTTTCTAACTTGGCTTTTTGGTCTTCGGACAGCGTACGTAGGTAGAGGGATCCATCGTCATCAGGCACTTCTTTACCTGTCTTGGGGTCTGTCCATGAGAAGCCTGAGAACGTCGTGCGATCCATCATCGTGACCGCATCAAATGTGTCACCCGTGCGCAAGGCGTTGTTGCGCTCTTGTGCTGCCATAGCGTGCGCGTAATTCTCCAGTTCCTTGGCAGTAACGTTCTGCGCATTAGCGCGTTTGATCATTGTGTTGATTTGGTCCGCGTACGACAGTTCCATGGATCCGCCATGAATTAAAGCGGCTTTAGACCGATTCACTTCGTTTTGTACTTGCGCCTCCAAACTGTTGTCCTGTCTGGCAATACCCATCTCACGATCGAGCTGCGCTAAATACTCCTGCCCGTTGGCGAACTGATTAAAAAACGACTGTGTCCATTGCAAATAGTCGAGAATCGTCTCGTTTTTCAAAAATGGACGTAGTGCTCGAACCAATGGTTTTAGTATTGGGTGTACGGTTGTGTACGCGTCTACCTGTTGCACTGGGTGCCCAGTTGTAGGTGCTTTCCCTCGAACGTCCGCACGCACGCCGTCCATACCGAAGGCTTGACGAACTTGTTCCTCAGTATCGAAAAACTGCTGCTGTGTATTGCCGTCCAAGTCAATCCACTCGGCATCCCATGTACCATCTTCCAGTCTAAACGCGTGTCCAATTGCGTCTTTGCTGCCGGGGCGGTGCCCTTGCAAGTATTGAGTTTCTTTGATAAGCGGCTTACCCAAATTGAATGTCTCGTCGATTGTTCGACCAACAACGTCGCGCAAGAACATAGAGTCTTTAAACAGCTTACGCGTATTAACAAACACGTCGGCTGCCGCGCTGTATTCACCTGGCTTCAAATCGAACAACTTCATAACTGCGTTGATAAACACGCGGAATTTACTTGGTTCGTTGCGCGCCAGTACGTTAGGCACTGTTCGAACACTGTTCAACAAATCATGGATGCGCGGGTTCGCAATCGCTTCAGCTACAAACTCCTCCAGAGAAGTGGCTGCTACTTCGTTGACCAAAACGGCTTGCACGTCTGGATTATTGTACAGGTCACGTAGATCACTAAGTCCTTGTTTTGCTTCTTTGGATAAATCATTTTCAAAACGGATTGCATACACAGTGGCCGCATGAACGGACTCGTGGATTAACGTGTGTTCTGGATGTGCGTTACGCGGATGGATCTTAACCGTGTTAGTAGCGGCATCATATTGTCCGGCAACACCATCAGGCATCTGATCGGTTACTTCGACCTTTACGGATTCAGAATTGTCGGCGATTTCATTAAGAACGCGCGCGCGTGCATCGCCTTTACCAACACGTCGTTGGAGTTCCGCACTCAGATTCCGCAACGCTTTTTGCAACGACGTGGTTTTGCGCAATTGCGTCATCATAGGGTGATCCTCGGTCAGCATAATACTGTCCTTGGCTACGACGGCGAGTGGACTTGCATCTAATGCTTGTTGGAGTGTTTTTAAATGGTTCACATCTGCATTACGCTGCTGGTTTGTCAGATCCGCGTTCAGTGGGTTTGCCTTTTGGCGTGTGGCGAACGTCGCTGCTTTTATTGCTGCTGTTTGCTGCGCACGCACCTCGGCTGCGTTTTGACCGTCGAACTGTGTTGTCAACTCCGTAGCAAATACATCCCTCGCAGCAGGTGAATTCAGACCGACAGAAAACGCCTCGACTGGCAAAACTCCGTTGGCGGCAATGTATGCTTGGTTTAAAGCATTTTGTCGCTCAATACGCAGCGCCACGGTAACATCATTACTAGCGACCGTCTGACGAGCACTGTCCAACATGTTGATCAACATCGCAGCATTTGGTGTACGACCATCAGCGGCTTGCGCTTCCATAGCAGTAAGTAGTCGGCCGAAAGTACGCTCGCTGTTACCGATATCGCCAACGGACAGTTTAGTACGAACCGCGTCTAACTGTTGTCGGAACGTTGTATTTTCAGGAGCGTACTGGTCCATAAAATCGCTGATTCGCGCCTGACGTTGTGTAACCAGAGCCGCACGAATATCGCGGCGTTCTTGTGCGGGCGTTGTGTTTAGGATGCTATCCGCTGGAGTGTACCCGGTGTTAAACGATGGGTTCTGCTCTGCGTTGATAGCATCCAAAGCGCTCAGATCAGATTCCAGATTCAGCATACCTTGGTCTGGATTTTGTGTCAGGCTATTCACTGCGGCGCGCTCATCCGCTGTGCCGAGGCGCGCTTCTGCACGAGCAGCTATGCGCTCCATATCAGCTGGAGTTGTTGCACCGAATGAGTCTTCGATCTGCGCCAAACGCTCTTGTAACGGTGCAATCTGCTCAGTTACCATTGGATCCGATTCAGCTTGTGTCTGTAGATCTGCAATTTGCGTGTTGAGGTCGTTGTATTCCTGCACAGTGCGCTTAAGTGCTGCTATTTGTCCAGGAGTCGTGACTGTAGTCTGAACCTTCTCCATCGCTTGCGCTGGCAGTGACGTTTGATAATCTTGTAACGCTTTCAGTGCCTTTTTCTCACCTGCCTCCAGCGTACCGCCCGAGGGCTCCACGGCAGCATACGAGTTGATCGTTGCCCTAACTCTGTCGTCGAAAGAACCCTCGGTGAACTGTGGATCGATAAAATCTTTTACTTTTTTCTGTGCTGCAACGACCGCTCCACGACCTAGAACTTCTTCTGGTGACTCGTGATAAATCGGATTGATTGCGAGGCGTGCATCACGTTGTGCCTGAACTGCCTCTTGTTCAGCTTGCGCTGCCTGTGCGGTCTGAGTCGCTATGTCTTCCGCCTCGGCGGTTTTTGCTTCCTCGTCCGCACGCAACAATGCGTTACGGGCTTTACCGTCAGCACGTGCTTCGATATTCGCCGCGATTGCACCAGGGCCGATACCGGCGACAGCGCCTAGTGTACCGAAACCAACCACCTTCTTATAGTCGACTTTATCTGGATCAATCGTACCGTCTGGTTGGATTGTCTGGTCAATATAGTTGCCCATCGATTCTTGCAAAAACTCTTCAAAACCCTCTTTGCCACCCACGCGTACAAAACCCGTACCGAGACGGCCAGCAACCCGTTTTATAAAGCCCTGTTTTACTGCCTGATCAAGTAACCCATCTGCAACCAGTGGTGCTGCCTCTCTAGACAACCCGCCCTGCAATAAACGTTGTACCAATGACTCCGCAGTACCGCCGCCATGTGTAAATACCCCGCCAATCGCTGCCGTTAACGCCGCTTTTTTAGCGACCTCAGAACGTACATCATCAGTGATAGGGACACCTTGATCAGACAATTGGTTCAAGTCCGAACCAAACTGGTTGAAGCCCATCACATTGTTAATTGGGCTCGCTACTGTACGAGACGCGAGTTTAACCGCACCGCCAGCCCATTTGCCAGCGGTGCCCGATTCTGTAATTGCTGTACCAACACCACGAATCTTGTTCATCAGTCCGGCCACTGCACTACCTTCTTCGACCAGTTTAGCCCCGCCCAGAGCCTTGGCTCCCAACTGTAGTCCTTTGAGCTCCGCACCGCCAACTAAGAGTGGGGCAAGACTCGTCACTCCATAGTACGCCGCCACAGACGGATTACTCACGACGAAATCTACTAAATCACCGGCACGTCCGGCATTGGCCAAAAACTGTGCGCGCTTAACCGCGTCTTTCATAGCTGGAGAACTGGCATCAAAAGCTGCATCGCCTAAACCTTTACCCACGCGAGACAGATCGGAACGACCGTTATCGATACCTGCCAACCCCTGCAACGCATCATAAGTATCCCCGATACCTTCGACAAAACGGCCACCCGCTTCGCCGACAGCGGCGAGAGAACCACGCACAACACCTGTCTCCGGAGCTTTTAGTCCAGCTTCTTTCTCGTGAGCCAACAGTAGTTTCTTAAACTCCTGCGTTTGCTGCGGTGTGTATTTGCGTTCGGCGGCAACGGATTTTGCAGTCTCGTCGATAAACTCAAGTTTGGACGTGTAATCCAAATCGGCATAACCTTGTTGACCTTTCAACCCTGTCCAGTCAAACTCAGGAGCACTGGATGCTGTAGACGGCGTTGATCCAGCCGCCGGTTGTTGTGCTGCTTGAGATTGCGCCGCCTGTACCGCTTGCGCCGCTTGCGCTTCCGCGAACATTTGTTCCTGCGCTTGGAGCGCGGCTTCTTGTTCCGCACGTTGGCGTTCTTGAGCCTGTTGAAGCAGACGTTGTTGAGCGGCGGCTACAGCCAGTGGATCATCGACAGAATACTGACTACCGTCGGGGAGTGTGCCCATGAGAGGGTTATATTGGTAAACATCAGCCACGGAGTAATCCTTTAATCATTGGTACTGGCACGAAGTCTTTTGCCTGCATACCATCAAACGGGTTGAGTCCCAACTGACTCAAGCTGGGCGCTGTTGGGATTGGAGGGGCTTTGTATGTGAATTGGGAGCTACCGAACTCGAACGCGGGGTCGTCTGGTACAGGCTCTAAACCCAAAAATGGAATAGGTTTTGGCGCTGCAACCTGCATAGCCACAGGAGGTGTCGGATCATAAGCAGATTGCGGTAGTGCCGAACTAGCTTGCTGTGCACCAAAATTACCCGCTGCTTTGTATGGCACACTTTGACCAAGCACTAGAGCAGCTTCTCGCTGCCGACGATCTTTGTTTGCGGGGAGCGATGCAATTGCATTAGCTATGGCCCGGTTGTCTCCCGAACGAGCGGCGGAGGAAAGTGTTTTTAACTTGCCGATAGACCCGTAATTATATGCGACAGACGTCAACGCCGCCTGCGCGCCGGGGGCCAAACGACCCCAAGCATCCGCACCGATTGTGTTCTCGATACCTCTTTGGAACTCTGCTGTTCGACGCGCTAAATCACGCTCCGCATCTTCGCGAGTAACGCGCGTCTGCGGGGTAACTCGATGAACGCGACCGGAAGCATCGGTATAGGTGTCGGAACCGTACCCAACTCGATAAGCAGTAACATCCCAATAGGGTTTTTCACGGAAACCTTCTTCGTGCCGAAGAATATCTAATGCGGTTGCCATAACTTATCCCTATTTGATAATCCCAAGTTGTGCTGCATTTAAGCCGGGATTCTGTTGCATGAATTGGTTGTACTTCGCGACCGCTAAATTATCTCGGGCTATCTGACCAGGAGTTAAAGCTGCCGATACGCGTGGTACAGGACCAAGTTGGCGCAACGCTAATTGCCGTTGTGTGGTCGCGTCCGTATTATACCGTCTTGCGTCGTTAGTCATTTGAACTTTTGCGAGTTCCGTTTGTGTTTTTGTTGTCGCTGCGGCCGCATTGGACCGTCCAGTCTGAACCTGACCCGGTGTAGTATTTGCGAATAACCCGCCGACCGCGCTTTGTGGTAATGTTGTTTGACCAACGCCCTGCCCCATACCGGGAGTAGCAAAATTTACGGTTGCATTACCACTGCTTGGATCTACCGCGTAGTTATAAACTCCGCTTGGACTCGCGATATTCGTATTATACTGCCCACCCGTACTAATCGGTGCGCCTTGGTACGGTGCGCCCGTTTGTAAAGCGTTCGCTGCGATTGTATTAGATTGCGCATTACCTGCTGCTACTTGGTTTGGGAGCGCTCCGATTGCTACGTTTGTATATCCGAACCGGCCAGCCATTTCTGCCATTGTATTCGCATTGGCCAACTGAGGACTTTGACCCGCTTGGATTTTGGCAGCTACCGATTGTGCGTAAGCTGGATTGGACTGTATGGTACGCATGGCGCCCATATCTGAACTCGCTGCGGCGTCACGAAATGCGGGTGCATAACGAGCTTGACGCTCCGCCATCTTTTGCAGTTCAAATTCGTTCATTTGCCCACCGCCCGCTAAATACGCAGCGCGAGCTTGCACGTTCTCAAAGTTATGAGCACAATTACCACTAGGACAACCGCCTTGGTATGGTGCATTCTGTGGCGCAATTACAACGGGTCCGCCTTGGTACATTGGATCGTATGCAGCCTGCGGAATAGCCTGTTGCATTGGTGCTGCCTGTGACTGTACTGCTGCCGGAGTCGCTTGCTGCACATCAGGTGTCGAAGGTGTACCGCGAGCACGCACAGATGCTTTACTCACAGACTGGCCGCGTTGTGGTGTTGCCCCTTGGCGCTGTGCGACACTCGAAGATTGGTTCGTACCACCGATGGCACGTTGGTCAGGCATGATGGTTTGTGTCCCTTGTGCACCAGCATTGAAATTAGCACCGCTCCCTTCGTTACTGTATGGTGTCACCGTAGTTTGTACGGGCACTTGTGTTCCGCGTTGTAAATACGCTGCGGCACCGGCGTAAGCCACATTACGTGCCACCATCTCCGCTGTACGCTGCGCGTTACGCAAATTATCGGCCTGTCGGGCTTGATATGCCGCAATCTGTTCCGCTTGTTGCGCCGCAAGTGCGTTGTAGTCCATCGTAGCCATGTGTTACTCCTTAGTAGCGAAATCCTGGATTATATGCCCCTGCGGCATATAATCCACCACCATTCATCTGCAACCCGGTGCCGCCATCGTACATACTGCCGGTCGCCGCCATGTTAGGATCGTTCGTTAATGACTGGTAAAACGCCTGGTCAACGATCCCCGCTGGAGCCGTAGCGACACCCGCGTTCTGAACCGCACCCGCTTGCGAAGCGCCAAATGTGTTGGCAGGAGCCGCTGGTGGATTATAATACGCAGACGCTGGGGCACGACCAGATAACGAATCCTGCGTGTACCCTTGTTGCCCCGCTTGCGAGTTCAAAAGACGAATAATTTCGTCTTGATTGCCCGCGTTTTCCAATCCAGAAACGGCGTTCTGATATTGTGAAGCGCGCAAGCCAGCAACATTTGCGTTCATGCGATCTTGATCCATAGCGCGCGCATCTTGGAAATTGTAATAGTTGTTCAACATCGGCATAGCATTGCTCAAACCGGTGTACAAAGACTGACCAAAATCGCCCAAGCCACCAAAACCGCCACCGCCGTACGAACCGGGATTACCTACCCCGCTGAAATATGATGCCATTATTGTTGCTCCTCATAAAATGCTGGTGCCGAAGTCGGCAGTCCATACCAAGTAAACATCTCGTAGTCGTCATTCATCGCATTTATGCTATTCGGCATAACGGTTGAGTCTCTACTCGACGCCAAGAAATTCTGCCCTTGTGTTGGGTCTTCCATAATCGACTGGTCAACCTGCCACGCTTCCATCGGCGCAGATATTGTATCGTATGGGGATAATCCAGAATCGAAAGCCGTGGGCGTAAGCCCTGCTTCAAAATTCGGATAATCTGGATATAGGTTCATCGTTTCCATTACGGAATCCCACCCTGACCGCCTTCGCCCACGGTCGAACCGCCTGTTTCTCCAGACTCCGTTGGATTTGCGGGTTCCTCTGCGGGACAATCACAATCTTTTGATGTGAAGGAACAACCGCCAAATGTGGTTAGTAGTAACGGAATAATAAGAGCACCGAGAGACGCGAAATTACCCGTGTCCTTTTCAGCACTACGACGTAAAGACTCCGCCAACCAAGCAAAATTCTGACCCGCACTGGCAAGCATATCAGCACCGAGTTTTAACGAATTATACGCGTTGTTGTTGTGATTAGTATACCGATTTTGTTCTATATTGATCCCCGTATTATCGTAGTCACGAGCCAAAGTTGCGCGTTTGAGTCGGTCACCTTCGATCTGCTGAACCCCTTGCAACGTAATATCCCAATTGAATTTCCACGCTGCCTGACGTTCTTTCTCCCGACTATCGGACGCCGCTGCTACTGCCGCGATGATACCCGCATCCACAATGTCGATACACACGGCTCGGTTCATTCCTGTGTTGTACCGTGTTGCCTCACGTTTAATTGCTGCGGTTTTGGCAGCAACTAGACTTTCGGCGTCAGCACGAGCACGCGTCAAAATACCGTCGTAGTCTGGTGTATAACCGCATTGTGCTAAGGCGCATAACCGTTCGTGCAATGCGTCGTCACATGCCTTTAACTTATCCGCATAGGCTTTTTCATCTGCCTCATATTGCCAGTTGAGCGTAGCGCGCCCAAGTAGTCGAGTGTCAGAATCCCCAGCCAACGCGCGTTCAACTGGAACCAATGCCCACTCTTCAAGCCCTTTTTCCTTGAGTCGGTTGTTTAAGTCTGCCCAAGTAGATTCTGCGTCCGACGCTTGATCAAGTTTATCGCCGTTAGCGAACTTGCCGATCAAACCGCCAATAATAGAACCGAGCGCCATCCACTTACCATCATCACGACGCGGAACCTTGGGGTATTGGACGATATGCGGCGAGGAGATACACGTACCGTTCGTCCCGCTGTTGGTAACGGGCTGGACTTGGATCTGATTTTGGTACTGACATGCTGCATCAGCCATGATGCACCTCCTTTATTTACTTTAATTCTACTACGAATTGCCGCCCTCTTGCACTAAATCGTTGTGCGATGTCTGCACATGAACTTCGCCGACTTCTGTTGTGCCAGAAATTTCAATCGCCCAATTCACCGTGCGCCGAATGCGTGGTAGTCTGAACGGCCTAATATTTCGCACGTCGCGTTTGTAAAATAGCTCGTCATCCGCGTACACTGCAAACGCAACTACTGGACCATCGCACGTTAACGCTGTATGGAACGGTTTGTAGTCTGGGTGAGCGTTGAAAAAATCCTCTTGGTCATACGTACGCAACTCAGCTTTCCACGCATTAAACGCCAACTGTGCCTCTTTAGAACGACGTACTCGCGCGCCGTATTCGGCGACTACCTTTGCCGATACGGGTTGCCATAAACCGGACTGGACAAAATCACCAGATCGCCAGCGATAACGCATACGCGTTGATCCAGCGCACCATTCAAACAGCTCTGCTCGTGGTGAGGCTGATTTAACCACATACATTGGTACATCAGCGTGGGCGTAACCCGCTGAATACGTCTCGCTGAGCGTTGAAAAATACTCGATCCGGTCTGTGTCAGAATTGCTGATCCGCATACAAAAACCGCCGCCTAAAGTCGCGTCACCGTAAAAACCCCAGAGTCGCTTGCTCCAGAAAACCAACCTTTGTGTATTGGGTTGAAACGCTTTCCACTCGTGTTCGGTAAAATATTGATCGGTGATTACCTTCACATTGGAACCAGTAAACCAACACAGTCCATGCTCAGAAGTAAAAATAACCAGACCTTCTCCGACCACAATACTTCGAGCCGACACACACGGGTACCAATCTTGGATCTCGTGCAATTCAAGTTTTTCAGGTAACTTGCCGACCAATAAATAATGCAACCCGTTGGTCAAAACGGCTGCTCGATAGTGTGTCACACCCTCAACTGCTTCTGTATACCCCTGAATACCAACAATATCGTATAACACCGTTTGCTTATATTCTTCTGGGTACGCATGTGGCAACTTTACCTCGGACGCCCAAATGTTTCTGTTTGACCATACCAAAGTAACCAAATTGCCGGCACTGGCAACACCCTCCAAGCAATCCGGCGGTGGGAAATGATGTTCGGTTGACAAAGCCTCACCAAGCTCAAAAATACATTTGGAGTCAACGAACCCAGGTGCTGAAATCGAAGTTTCAGATACTAACAGCCACAGCACTTCACCTTTAGAACTAACGACTGACCGATACCATCGACGAGACGTCGCATTAGATGGAGGAGTGTTTGGGTCTAGCAAAGCGACACCGTCGCCATTCTGCACGTCAACAATCTCAGACGCTGGCGACGGAGCAGACTCCTCCATGCACGGTGAAACGTACGTGACTTTGTATGATCGACCATCTGGAGGGTCTGAGCCCTGATCGCATGTGTCGGACGAGCCGGGGCCACAAATGGGGTCCGGAAATTCGGCTTTGCACCCCTGGCCAGGTAAAGCAGCGACGCTTAGTGGTTCATGGGGATAATCGATACCCACTTTGATTGGTCCAGTAGCACGCATGATTTGGCGTGGTGATGATCGCCACAACTCGCCATCTTGCACAAACAAAAATGAATTTGGGCCAGCGCGATCCTGTGGATCTGGTGCGATGAATGTGTGCTTCTTAAACCCAACCCAAGTATCGCCCGCACGGTAAATCGTTTCGACTTCACCATCGATTGGATTATTAAAAACATCAACAATATCACCACGATACAATGGTGTCTTTAACCCTTGTAGCCGCTCGCCGTACAAATCTACGTTCTCCGCAACAACGGCAAAAGGTGCATCTAACTTGGTCCGATGCACCTTGCTCTTAATACCGCCGAAATTTGAAACACGCATTACGTAACTCCAGCACCCACATAAAATCCGATGTGGCGAACAAATACTATCTCACCCGGTGGGGTCAATTTGGGAACTGCGACTCGACCATCACCGCCAATTGTGTGTGTTGCAACTGTGGAACCGCCAATAACCAACGTGATTGTTTCTCCGGGAGCACCGATCACCCAAGCCTCAGATGCGTTCGTAACATACGCCCACCCCGGACCCGGATCGCCTTTGGGGCCAGTAGCCCCCGTAGGACCTGTTGCCCCAGTATCACCCGTTGCACCCGCATTACCTTGGATACCCGGTTGCCCCGTGTTGCCTGTATCGCCTTTAGGGCCTGTTGCTCCCGCAGAACCTTGTGGGCCTGTTGGACCGATCGGACCCTGAGGGCCTACTGGACCAGGCGCGCCGTTTAATGCGGCTGGACCCTGTGGTCCAGTAGGACCAGGAGGACCTTGTTCACCGATACCACCACCGCCAGAACCTTCGCCACCACACCCGCAATCCGACATATTAAACGCATTACAGTCAAACCCAAGCGTATTGGTTTCACAATCGTATGTCAGCGGTGACGTGGTATTGATACCTATTTCCGCCGCGATTGCTCGAATGTAATCAGGCGAAGTAGCATCGTAAGAAACTTTAGCGTTCGATGGTACACACCCGCAGTTATCCGCTCGGCGAACAACCGTCAATTGATCCAAGTTAATCGCAATAACTTTCAACGGTCCGCAACACGCGCCACATCCGCCTAGTGTTACGAAGAAAAATTCGCCAGCCAACAATGGTGGAAACGCGTTGGCCCCACCCTGTTGCAGTTGTATAACTGTGTCAGATGAACCAAAGGGTTGTGCTGTGTACGCGTGCCCCGTCTTTGAACAGGGCAGCGACACGAGTTTTGCTGGGCAATTCATGTCTGTCCTTTATCTATGGTTACTCGCCTACACCAGTAATATAAGTAATTGTGGTTTCCCAATAAATACCACCCGCATAAGCTGTAGTTAGGCCGACATAAATGATTTCGCCCGCAGTTACGGTTCCCGTGGTTGTGGTGACTCCGCCGCGGTACCCCGCCACACTGCAGGGCGCAAATGTGGTACTCGTGTTCCGTGGATTACGCCCCTCAACGGTTACATCGTGATACATAAAGTCCGTGGTGTCCGAGTCAAGCCTTGGTAAAATGCTTGGACCTAATTGCCATAGTGAGTTTACTATGATCGTTCCGTCACGGGGAACCACAAGGGTCGAAATCGTTCGAGAATAATATGAACTCATCGGGTAGTCACCCATAGTAAGCGTTCCCGAATTGCTATATTGGTCTCCCACCCCGTCGAACTTCGATAGTGCTGCTGATAATCCAGCGGGCGTTACGGCAAGTGTTGTTGATGCGCCCGCCGCAGTTTCGGCGGGTGTTGCTAACTCTACTGCGCCAACTTGTGTTTCTGACGCGCTGTGTACGGTTACAGTTACCATACCGCCGCTGTTCGCCGCAGTTACGCCGCCGCCAGTAAAGTTGTATTCAGTTGTAGCTGTAGTAAGGATCGTACCCTCGTCCTTGGTAGTGACGGCGTAGTCGCCTCCCAAAGGTACATAAGTTGTACCGCTCCATCGGTAAACTAGATTTGTGCTGGTATCTGTGTAGATCTTACCCGCCTCACCCACGACTGGGAAAGATGCGAGATTAGGGAACTCCAAAACATCGTCAACATAGCTTGGTAACTGCGAAGCCGGAACCGTTCCAGCTATTAAATCCGCTTTGGTATCGACAATGGTACTCAACGACGCAACTGCGCTGTTGACTGTAGACAGGCCCGTATTCGTGATAATTGCACCGGTGCTCAATGACGCGATAGCAGAATTTGTGTTCGACAAACCTGTCGACGTTGATGTGCTCAGGGAAATCAATGACTCAGAAGAACTCGACAACGCGGTTGACAACGACGCCGCTGCGGAGCTTACACTAGACAACCCAGTGCTCGCGAGCGTACTTAATGACGCTACGGCGCTGTTAACTGTAGACAAACCTGTTGAAGTCGAGGCGCTTAGTGACGCTAGTGAACTCTGATCAGTAAGCAGTGCTGCTAATGTTGAGTTTGTGGTATTTAGTGCTTGCGCAATAGATTTTGTGCTGCATGACATAGTAATTCTCCTGTGATTTTAAGGTGCGCCTACGATGGTGCTTAGTGACGCGATGGTGGATTGGGCTGTCGACAAGGCGGTACTTAGTGAAACTACACAGGGGGCGTTACAAACAATGTCTAAAATATCTTGTTGGCTGAGTTCGGCTCGTGCGCATGTAAAAACAGAGAACGAGCGACGACCCGTATTATGAACGTCGCGCATTACAATGACATCTACCATACTCGTGCCAGTACCTGTTATATCTTGCGTGTGATTATACCGCACGACCTCCGACACGTCATTTTGTCCGATCAAACGAAGCGTTAAATCTGTGTAATTACCCACACCAACAGCATTCAATTTAGCCGCATCAGAGCGCGAAACAGTGATCGTGTTATCCGCCGGCTTGATCGGCTTCAACGCCTTTATAGACAGCGATGTAATATAATTTACGGGCATTGTGTACTCCCATTCACAGATTTGATCCGCCCATCGGAGCCAACCTCGAAGCATGTGTCGCAGCTCATGCAGTACGTACCGGGAACAACACCGGTTGGTGTTTCATTCAATGCACACTGCTTCACATACTCACATAACTGGGCTGGGTTCCACTCAACTACGATACATGTATTGGCTGGGAATGATTGTGCAACCGTATTATCTTGACCGCGCTGAACAACTAATGTGTCCGAATCCACAGCAATAACTCGCACATGTTCAAACACACCGTTGGCACGCAATGTTGCATAATAATAGTCGCCTGTCGGTACCGCAAACTTAAAGCCGTCACCGGCGTTAACTTTCGCCTGTGTATCTGTCGTACCGATTGAACTGGTCAACTTACTACTGGAACTCCATTTGCTCACATTTAACATTGTTCATCTCCACATGGATCGCATTCGACGTCTGGGTTAACGCTTGGTTCAACTTCTAACGGAGGCACCTCCCCAACACAACAAGGAGGCTCACCACACCCCATTATATCGCATGGCATCTCTTCCTCGGTAATACTTTCTGTAGTAACTGAGCCCCCACACGGCGGTATATGAAACGGCCATGTAATGCACGACTTACCATCTAAATAAATATCGCCTTCATAGTAGCCGGGTTGCAAATCGCGAAACTTATTTGACCAAGAAAAACAAATCGATCCATCGTGCAACGCCTTGCGTGGTATTTCTTCTGTAATTACGGTGCATAAGCCCTTACGACGCACTTTCATCGCGATACAGTGTAAAAATCCGGGTAGCTGTTTAGCGTTACATCCTCGACCTAACAACGAAACACAACGCTCCACCTCGGTTTGGAGAACTGCAACCGAATCGCGTGCGCGAGTTTTGGGATCACATGTACTCTCACATGGATCGCATGGGTTACAAACTGGCTCGCATTCGAATACGGGCGGTGGCAAATGACACCCTAAATCTGGAGCGCAACCATTGTCGTGTTGATACAGAATTCTACTCATCGTCGTCTCCGACCTAAAAACGATACTGTGTGGGCTTTAACTCTTTTTGGACTGTAGTGGTGTTTTTTACGGGACTTGGCTGCGGAAATTTCCGATTGATACAACGCGTAATCAGACGCCCAGTTCAAGCCTTCTCGCTTTAGTATCCGAAACAATGTTCCGTAAAGGATCGCCTGTCCCCATTCCTCATAAAACGATTCAGGGACTTGGCAATCGTCTCGTCCAATTGTCCAGGAATAACTCACATACACCCAATGCGGTGACGCTGGGATGTCTTTCAGGATAATTGCTTTGTTCGCCGGATCATGCACGTCGATGTCATACTGATCTGGCCCACGATACCCATATACAGTTTGATCTTGTCCCGCACTCAGAACTCGCCAATCGCAATCAAACAAGGCTACGCCACAATCTGTCGAAGGACCTACGGCCACAACCTCTGCGGCAACCAACTGGTGACAGGCTGGGATATCAAATTGGTAATCATGCACTTTACACTGGGTCTCGAAATAATATTCCGACACCAAAATTCGCGTACGTGATGCAAATTCTTTCACGGTGCTGCGAATCATGTCTTGTAAGATCGTAGGGTGAATGTCTTCCGCCTCTTTCGAAGCGCTGATCACTAAGTCAACAAAATCGGCGATTGTTTTCATCGTTTAACTCGTGCTTCCGGAATTCGTGTATACGCATACTTGTTTGCTGGTGCTTTAGCATCCAGTCCCAACAATTCTGCCGCTTTGTTCCAGTGTGTTTCACTTCGATCACGGCTCGGAACCGATTCGATATCTACACCAAACCCGTAGTAGAGCATCAATTCAAATATCGCCGACAAATATGATGAAGATATATTAACCTGCTCGTCCAAAGACGTTGGATCCGGTGGAGAATAACAAGTCACCACCATTTTTGCGTCAGTCCCCGCTGGAACGGGCGGGTACACATAAATCGTATTTGAATCGTCCTCGTCATAATCCCAACTATCGACAGTATAACCATCGTCAGAATTGGTCGTAGACTTACACAACGGGCGATTTAATGCTCTGATATTACTGGTCTTAACACGACGGGCGAAAGTAATATCGCCCGTTAATGTATTCAATGTTCCGTTTACCGTGTCGAACTCTTCGCACTTGTCCGGGAGGGTTTGCATGGTGCCCGTTTTTAACGGCACCTCGATCCGTTTTGTAAACTTCTCTTTTGCTGTGTTTGCAACGATTGAGAGCGCTAGCCGAAAGTACAGAAAGAGATCGGCTTCCGTCCAGTGTTCGAACTCGAAGCCTTCTTCTTGGTCTGTAAGATACCGAGAAACATCGGTAATCAATTCGCGCCCAGTAATCATTATTCGGTAATCCCTAATGCTGCTAGTGCATTATCTTTTAAAGAGTCAAGACTTGGTTGACCACTCGCGGCTTGTTCTTCCGCTACGATTCGATCCGCTTCTTGACGGCTGGTTGATCGGACAGCCGTTTTCTTGTCCGATTCGATTTTTTTCATTTTGGTTCGGCAGCGTTTTAGGTCTGCTTCATCATAAATATAACGTGACCCTGACGACTCAATTTCGTCATCCAAGGTTTGTGAATCTGAAACTGGCCATACGTAACCATGACGGTCTACTACGGCTAAAGGAAATCGACTCATTTTTATACTCCTGTGAAATGGGGGGTTAAGGGTGGTTCACACCCTTAATTTAGGGGACTGGTACTGGTTCATTACGAACAGCACAGCCTGGTTCTGGATACGTTGGATTGCACGGTGGCGGCACACATGCGCACTCGTGTTGGTCGTTGAAATACGTCAAATCTGCCATGAGCGCGAAACAAGAAGATTGCAAGTTGCCCATAATAATGGTGATTTCGACAATACAATCTTCGACCAAGAAAAGTGTATTTGCCGCACCTCTACCAACCGCTGGAAGAACATCGTCGTCGTCCAAACCGTCACCATCAGCGTCTGTGAACACGCCAGTACCAACTTCAGGCACGAACAGTGATAACAACGTCCAACTAGGTGTGGCTAAATCCACAATCATCCCGGGGCCAACTGGCATTAACGTGGCTGCGGTCTTCACTTGGACACTAGCATAAGCGCCTCTCGCCACTTTTTTGTTGTGAAACACAAGGTCGTTAACCTTGGTACCTGCATACAAATAGTGTGACGCGATAGTATCGCCAGCAATCAACGGGCCTGTACCAGTTGGGTTTTCCTCGATTACCTGAGCAATGAAGTTGCTGTATGGAGGAACAGCCGCATCAAAGATAAACGGTAATACGAGGTGACGCCGTGGTAAATGGGCGGCGTAGTGGACACCACCTGGGGTGTCCGAATTCGGGTATTGCCCGTCCCATGGGTACTTTAACTTATCACCCGAATCAAATAGATTCCATTGCATTTGTGCTCTCCTTAAACAGCGATTGTAACGTAAGCGGCGGCCAACATCTCAGGACGAATAACTTTCCAGTCATAGATCCACAAACCACGCCAGTATTCACTAAATGATCGTGAATCTTGGTCGATGTGTTGCATTTTTTCCAACTGCATCACATAACCAGTGGCACCCTTCAAACCAGCAATAATCGGATAAGCGATCTGGCCATTTTCTGCGTACGACGGCATGTTTGATGAGAAGTAAACCGTAAAGCCGGCCAACTGAGGGATGTTGTACGCTTCTGTTAAAATCAACGCTTTGTTCAAACCTGACGCGCAGGTATTGTTCAAAATAGTTTCATCAAACGCCAACGTTGCTTCGGGCGGCAAGATGATAAATCGACCGGATTTTGGCAGATTCTGTTCATCCAACACTAAGCTCAACGTGCGAATCATCTTCATCACGTTAGCGCCAGATAACGCTACTGGAGCACCACCAACACCCAAATTGTAACGCCCGGTGCGAATACCAGCACTATTACCTTTGTTACATGGAGCAGCTTCGCGCAACATTGTGTCGATCATCTTACGATCAATCTCGATCGCCAGCTTTTCAGACGCATCTTGTTTGAACAACTCCAATGCTTTCATGATTTCATCGATTTGCATCTTGTCGACGATATCCAACTTCACGTTGAAATAGCTACCGCGCTTGATGGTCATTGTGATCGGTGTCGTATCCATGCTGGAAACTTCCAGCTCTTGGTTTTTACGGTACGAAAACAACTCTGCTCGCGGAGCACGTTTAAAAACGATTTCAGAACCCTCTTTGAAACTCGTACCCTCGAAATTCGTTTCCGAAATTTGAGCGACAAGCGACTTTGGGTAGAAATACGAAATGAAGCCTTTAGCAAAGACCGGTGACTTCAAGAAGCCGTACACATTATAACCGGACGCCGATGGCAGTACCTTATTTGGCATGATAGGATCCCCCCTATTAGTTTACCTAAAAAACGTGTATTACCGATTGTAATCCACGTTACCCATTAAGTCGGCGTTCGTATACAACGACTCAATCTTTTGAAATTTATCGGCCGTCATTTGCCCCGATAAATACTCTCTTTGTGCCTGATCCAGTTTTGAATAAGGCAATTTCTTTTGTGGCACATTAGCGCGTGATGCGGGCGCTGCTGCTGGTGTGCGACCCGGAGACACGTTTTTCTGTGGGTCCGGTACTTGTTTACGCGCAGAATTCATGAGCGCTGCTACACCCGCTACGTCACCAACCCGTGCCATCTCTGCTGCAATCGTACGATAAGTCATTGACGCGCCTGAAGCTACTGGCTCATTCAGCTTATTCTGCCACTCCTGCGATTGCAATATATTGTCGTACTCTGGCACTGCCGAACGCAATTGTCCCATCAATGCACTCTGCGCGCTGGTCTGAACGTTGCTGTCGATCTGCGCCAAACGCTGTTTCAGCTCTTGGTTTTCTTGCCAGACCGGTTTAACATAACGCTCATCATAGTCCGCTAAAATACGTCGCGCACTATTATTCACAACTTTTTGGACAAATGGCATGGCAGCTTTATAAACACCTGCTTCCTCGTCCGTTACATCCTGAACATCAAAAAACGTATCTGGCGCAGGCGCTGTTTCTGCCTGTCGATTAGAACTTAGGCGCTCAAGAGCATCTGCGATACTCTTATTTGTTGCCATTTGTCCGCGCTGCAACTCCAAGATGGTCGGATCGATCGTTCCTGTTACACCGGGTGTAACAGTTGCTGCGGGCGTTGCTGGCGTCTCTACTTCAACGTTCTCATCCTCACCATCGCCAAAAACGTATTGCTCTGGGTCAAACTCAAGAGGTGTGTTGGGCTTTGCATCATCCTCGGAACCTTGGGGGTCCGGAGCGGTAGCCCGCAACAACTCTTCTAATTCATTGTAATCATCCTGGGGGGTAGTAGACATTTTACTGTTTTCCTTCTAAAAGGTTGATGATTTCGGTCATCTGGTTAATTTTACCACGAGTATGCTCGTTGGCAGTTTGAGCTTCATAAACCTCACGAACCTCGGTTTGTTTATCGCGTAATAACTGGATAAACTGTCGATAAATCGGAGACGCGCGAACTTGACCCAATAAGACTTTTTCAGCCTGTATTTGTTTTTGGTCCTTCATCAGCAACCCCCGCAGTTTGTACAAGTGCCAATTTCACAAACCTTCGCACCTGTGCTAACAATACCATCCGGAACAACGCGATATCGACCTGGTGTACAGACACTGATAGGATTATTCACTTCATCCAAAACTACAGGGGCACCGTCTGGAGAATAAGTCTCCCAGTCCGTATCAGCCGCAGTACACCCTTCACAAGCGGCAAACTGGAGTTTAAACGCTTCTCCTGCGCCGAGGCCAGTAACGGCAATCCATTTCGTTTCCCCGCAGGCTACGCTAAAATTCATCATTTTGACCATCCTTTTTCAACCGTGTCATCAAACAAAAACGAAATGATCCGTTTATGTGCAATGACGTCTTGTCGAAGATCTTCGTTTGCGGGTACAGTATTTTCATAAGCTGCACGAGCTTCCGTTAAACTGCGTTCCAAAACTGCGCGCACCACAGGAACTTCTGATCGGCTGCGTAACGACTGGATAGCACGGGCTTCTGCTTGGGATAACGCAATGATCGTCATAATGTTCTCCGTTTAGATATTGTACGCTGGTACAAACAAACCTGGCAAAAGTTCTACCATTACAACCGGTTTGCCCATCAATTCAGAACGATCTCCAATCACCAACGTCGGTAACTCTGTGCCTGGGCTTGGTGCGGGCACTGCTTGTAGTGCAAATCCACTGATCGCGGCTACCAAATCTGAACAGGTCGCTAACGCGGCACCGTTCAATACTGGTGCACCATTACAATCTACGTACGCTGGAATGGGGCCGATCCCCGCTATTGCGGTACTTAAGTCAGAACACGTCGCCAAAGAGGCGCCCGTAGTGATAGCAACACCTGTACAACTAACGTACTGTGGAATGCTGCCTGTAACTGTATTGATTGCCGCTGTCAAATCAGAGCACGTTGCGATTGATGCACCGTTGGGGATAGACGCGCCCAAGCAGTTTACATAAGTGCGAATTTGGCTAGTAAGTGGTGTGAGATCTACAGCTACGGTACCAGTGTCGTTGCGCACCAAGTTCATGGTGTTGCCAGAAATTGACCCACTGACCACAAACGTGTCAGTTGTTGCATCCGCGAGTGATGAGAGATCGACAGCAAACGTGTTGCCTGTCGTTGTCAATGTGAGAATGAAACTTGTGGGGTTGTATGAGAACGCTGTGACTGAATCAATACACAAATCGCCGTCTTGGAACAACGTACAGATTTGTGTTGCCAATGTTGCACAGGTGACTACACGAGTCTCAGCACCCATCCAATTACCGTCGCAATCTTTCAGAGCGGCTTGTATAACGTGATCGTTAATCGCCTTGAAAATTGCATTGTTAACGATGAGTTCGATCAGAGCTTGATCCGATCCACACTTGCTGCTGCATCCCATAATACACCTCCCCTTATTGGCAGTTCAATGCCATGATGTCAATAAACGTCTGATCAACGTCTTCTAACATCATATCCAGTGTTGTCTGGACATCTTCGTATGTTAGTTTCTTTTGCTCAGGAAAACAAATTCTGTATTTACCGGGGGGTAATATTGGCATACAGCAACTCAGTGGTAGTTCATACTCATACGGCGTCGTAGTGCATCCTATAGGACATTCTACTATGCGAAACACACAATATGCAAAACAGTGTCCTTCGATCGGCGTATCTGCATGAATAACTGCCGGGACACCTATCGTGAATTCCCAATCGTCGGTAGGAGATGTGGCATTTTCACCCACCACATCTACCGCAAACGAATAAGTTTTACAACGCTGTGCCATGGATTGTCCCTGTTAATAACCGCATTCTATTACAAACCGTTCTCAGATGTCAATGCCTGCTGCATATCACCACTTCGACCATCTAGTGTTGGTGTCGCTACTACTTCCGGCGTATTCTGCGCCGAGCCACTTGTGTCTGCTTGCAAGGCATCCTGCAAATCGAAATCCGTAGTGAAAACACCGTCCGTTGGAATGCCTCTTGCTTTAAATATCTCAAATAAAATTCTTGCTGGTGCGGTTGCCGGAATGACAGGTTGTCCCGTCGTCGGATCTACAATACCTACCATCGGAGCAATAGACTGCAACGCCCATTCCAGACCTTCTCGCTTTGCCTCGCGATCTGCAATACCAGTGACGCCGCGTGCTCGAACACGAATGTCCCCTTTGAGCGTGTCATCTCGTGTGGTCATTATTGTGTAATCTACAAACCACTGAATAGACGGCTCAATAATTCCTTCTTCCAACAAACGCATTGAATATTTGATAGACTTAGATGCCTGTGTGAAAACAGCAGCAATACCACCTGCTGAACGCCCAATCGTACCTAAGCCGTCAGGCGAACCGAACAGCGCTTTCGGAATACCAACAGCGTCATATCCTAACTCAACAAATTTATCAAACAACGCCATAAACTCGGACACTTTAGATTGTGTCTCAACTGTGTTAATAGCACGTCCTTGATTGCCTGCTAGATCTGGTTTTATATCTTTGGTAGTGTACGGGCTAAAATCTTCTGCGTCTGTGTCGTCCTCGAAACGCGAACGAACGACTTCTAAGATTGGACCACTACTGAAAGACAGGTTTCGAATCATGTGCGCAACAGTTGACGTGCACACTCGTTGGATGTCCTCTAATCGTGTGACTGGACATTCACCCCAAAACTCGCCGGGGATCGGTTCGAAAGAACAAGCCCGAAATGGTCGACGACCAACCGAGTCTGGATTCAATCTTGCTTTAATTACGATATCACCTACGGTCCAAACTTCGGCCTCGTAGTTGAATCCAGCTTCTACGCCGTCCACTCCGTACTGGACAAGATAAGAACCTGGGATTACACCAAAATAACCAAGTGCATCGTAAAATCCTTCAAACCCTTCATCCATTGAATCAATGCCGAGTTCTTGGTTTGTCGTATTTTGGCCATCTTCGTACTCCTCAACATGCCCATCTGGATATGTCTCCAGTACCAAATCCAGTCCTTCATCATCAAACCCATTGACGCTGGAATAAGAACGCAACTCGCTGTTATTTACACGACGCCGTTCAATTACGTACTCTGCGTCTTCCACACAAGAAGCTCCGGGGGCAGGGTAAAAATCAAATGGCGATACCGTTTCAACGGTACAAACCACTTTCTCCTCTACCGCCATTGTAGTACCATTCCAGCGTTTCCACTTCTTAACACGCCAAACGGGCACTTTCATAATCGCTGTGGGGAACACAACATAATTATGCAAAAATTTGTTCTCAAACTCTGCGCTCCAGCCGGCGTCGAGAAGTTGATCGTTTACGACTGGTGTCAGCGCGGAGGCTGCGCGCACCGCGCGCATGTTTTCCATCTTGATCGTGGTTTGTTTTAACTGTTCTATATCTGCTTTGTACGCGCTCTGGTCGTACCCCAAATTTTGAATCATCTGTGGATAGCGCGCGATTAACTCAGCTTCTAATTGTTCTCGTACCGTTTCTGGAAGATCTACAACTGGACTCGAGTCCAAAACAAAAGGCTGATCTGCGTTGTTGGCATAAATGTCCCGCAGCATACCCACAATACCACGCACAATGGGACTTACGATATTCATTGTAAGCCCACATTCAATCTCGTCATCCAAGTCTACAATGGGGCGTCCTCGCACCATATCGACGCAACGAAGCAAGCGATCATAGACATCTCGTCGCTTAAAATCTTGTGCGGCAGTAAACTTAGCTCTGACAAATGAACCAAGGGCCTGAGAAACCCGCAGTTTCTTTTTGCGCATCATCAGCAGGTAGATTTAGCTAATTGTGGTGGGCGGACTGGGGTTTTTGTAGAACATCCTTGTGACCCGCAGCGTAATGACTGAGATACCAACATTGTGAACCTCCTTAAACTCGATTTTTCTTTTTCTTGGGTTTGAAACCTTTGTCCCGTTTTGGCTTAACACCGCGTAGACGTAAACCCAAGCATAAATATTGTAACGCATCTGCAACATCCGAAACCCAACCGATATGGGACTTGGTCGGTGTATCTTTTGTAATCGTTGAATTACTTGCTGTTTTTTCATAGATGTAGTTGTACCCGAGTGATTTTATCAGATAAACACATCGCTTTGCAATACGAATCTTTGGCTTGCCGTTTGAGCCAATTCTCTCCAAGTAGTATCGAACAGCGTCTAGCCGTGGCGGATATAAATTATGCTGTAACGCGGCCGTTATTGGAATGCCTTTCTGGTTCACGACTTCGAATGGGGATAGATCATTTGCCTGCCCTTTGTTCGAACCTGCAGGGTCACCCCACGCTTCACTGACGACGCTGCCCTTGTATCTTTGCGTCATTACGGGTTTGAGATACTCATCTATCAGCTTATCAATCGACACATCCTCACCCAATATCTCGTCAATGATATAGAGCGTTCCGTCAGCGGCCTCGGCGCCCAACAATATTGCCGGTGTGCGCCCGAAGTCAGCCCCCAATACCAGATCATGCCCGGCCACTGGTGGCAAGTCTTCATTATCTATAACATGGAAAGATTCGCTAAACTCTTTGAACACGACTTCGCCGGTTACTAGCTTGGCAAACTTGCCTTCGACGTAGGCTTGAATTTCTGGGTCACTACCTGCCAACATGGCAAAATAATATCCATACTCACCCGGTAAATTATGGACATTTTCTGCCCGTGGGTTTTCTCGCCAGTTTGGATGATCTTTATCTGGTCGAAGGAGCGCAGGAGGTTGCTGAAACAATCGAAAGAACTTTCGTCCTGTCTTAGATTCAATTTCAAGCATGAGTTTTTTAAAGTCCTCATCCCCACCCATAGACCAATTATACAGCCAATGATCTTCTTTTGGGCCATTGGTTGCACCGAACAAACCAAACCACGTAGCTTTAACATTGAACGGGTACCGTCCTGCACGCCGCGCAGCAGCCAGTACAACCTCTTTGGGTAGTTCAGAAACTTCGTCTAGGAAACATCCTGTGAACTCGTAACCGAGCAATTTACCCACAACGTCTACAGAATCCACAGCCAAGAAGTCGATTTCAAATTCAACCGTTGTGCCGTCGGGAAGATCGAAATTAGCGCGCGCTTTGGGTAGTGTGCCTTCGATAAATACAATGGCCTTCTTCTGCTCTGGCTTCAACCCAGAATTTAAGACGCCCAAAATATTTTTTGCTGTTCGGAGGGTGGAATCTTTCAAAACTTGATACGTGTTTCGCACTACACACCAACGGGTGCTACGTACACCAAACGCATCGGGCTCCTGCGCGCAAGCAAATTTTAATATTTCGTTGAAACACCATGATGTCTTCATCGACCCGGCAGGGCCGATTATCATACGGATATATTCTGGACTTTGGGTAAACTCAACCAGTGTAGGATACTTGGTCATATCCAGATTGATATTCACGTCACTCATCTCGATTAACCTCTATCACTGTGTTTGTCGGTGTGATCCCCGTGAACGAAATATTTACCATAGGACCGCCACCGGTTTTGCCGTCCTCTTCCCCTAAACCGGCCCATGCAGCCAACTGCGAGATTGCCCGAAGCCTCGTAGCACCAGCTTCCATAGTGTCCGAAGCAATCGAGTTTACGGTAGCGACATGGCCGTACAGCATGGATAATGACTGAACTTTAATCGCGCCGTGTGGGGTTGCCATCTCGGTGTTCACGCGTCGCATCTCCGCAACAAAGTGCGGATCGTCCATTAAATGTAATAGTTCTTCTTCGGTTAACGCGTGTGTTTCAAGAACACCAACCAGATCGTCGTCTCCATACAACACCATATCAAGTGCGATGGTTGCGATTTCCACGGGAGTTCTTTGTGAGGTATACTTAGCGGGGGTATTCATACGCGCGAGTATATCATATTATGGCAAACGGTCAAATATTTGAAGGTCAGACATTCGGTCCCGGAGACACGTTCGGAGACGGGTGTATTTTTATCAACTGCACTTTTTATGCTAAATGCGAGTTTGGCGTTGGGTGTGTGTTTGTCGATTGCACATGGACTAAGTTGGATTCGGATGAACCATTCAGCACTGTGGGTGAAGGCGCAACGGTAGAAAACGGCTATCTGGACTGGGTCGAATTCTCAGGAAAAGACGTGTTCAAAAATCCAACCATCGTCGCCGTTGTGTTTGGGGGTGAAACCGTCATCAATACCGTTACACCTGTCAGAGGCAAAGGGTTCGACGAAACCTATTGCGGGTGTCTTGGGCAGCAAATTATTGGATCGGTATCATCGAAGAATGATTGGTGTTCATACAAATGCAAGCCGGGACGTTATATAATCGGCGCAGAAAATTCAGATGTGGGTGTAAAAATAACCGAGACCGGCAATGTGGTTACAAACGTACCACCGGGCGGTTTTAAGGGGTGACGACGCTTTGACCTTTAAGCTACCGCCAAGACGCTTTTACACGGCTCTCGACAGGCTGGACTCGAACCAGCATCTTCATCATAGATGGGGCTCCAAAGGCAGGGATCGAACCTGCAATCTCTGGGCTATCTGCCCAGCGTGTTTACCGTTAAACACCTCAATGGAATTGGTCGGAAATGTAGGGTTCGAACCTGCAATCTCCGGGGAAATTATATACTTGACAGGACTAAATTTAGCCCCGTTTAACACAAGCCCAATGTTCTAAGGCATGAGGCTTTCAATTTGCTACCCAAGCCAGCTTAGCGGCGGCACCGATTTAGACGGGTAATTCTAAAATGGAGGGCTCGGATATGGCTAATACCTATATGACCATAATACATTAAGTCAAGGCAGGGTGACTCGGGGATACCCTGTCACTTGTAAGCCAGTCTATGTTAGTAGACGCGGCAATAATAATATAGACTTAATTTACAAGCAATAGCGAAATGCCCTGTACCACTTCTTTAATGCAGTAAGGTTCTTTCTTTGCTATTTTTTGTTTCAAATTATCAGACAACTTTCTCCTATCAAACTTGGCTATTCGCTGCAAAGCCTCATTAAAGCCAACCTTCGGCACTTCCACTGGCTTATTCAATATTGCCAAGTAACGGCTTTGACCGCCCACATCTGTGCTGTTTGTGCTTCTGTGATCGCAACCGACAACATGCGCTTTACCTCGTCATGGTTTGTGCGGTCTCGTTCATTACTCAACCCGTCAATAATATCGGAGAATTGCGCTTTGATAATTTGGACTTTATCATCATTACTTGGGTTGAATGTGAGTCCAACCGCCTTCTGGCCGTATGTTAGTTCTGTAGTCATCTACTTCTCCTGCGGGTTAAAGGGTCTCTGACCCTTTTGGTGGACAAACGTAAGACGTGTTGTACAACTTAGTCTCACATGGAAATTTGGCCATGAACTTATCCAGCGGCATTTTCTGCTTGCCCATCAACACTTGTGCCTGTTGATTCGCAGGAGAGTTGTTCGTCTTGTTGGTCACAATGACGGTCTCTTGGAATGTCCCATACGGGCAACAGGTTGTTTTGTCAATTGGCATAATGTTAGGGGTGACGACGTCAAGATCCCCCCAGATAACTACCCAAACAAGACATCGCCACACATTGAGCATATCACATTATATCTGCATAGTCAATCACTTGTGGGGATAACAACCGCGCGTTCGTGCATGGGTGTCAGCTGTTTACATATTGGTCGGGAAAAGCTTTGCGAAGCGTTAACAAATACTCATATATTCCGGTCGGTAAATATCCGGCGCGGTGTAGTCGGTACAATTGCCGCTCTCCACATTTTTTAGTAGTGCTGTCCAATAATTTTACAGCCGACTTCAACGATGAACAATCCGCGATTTGGCAAGCATATAATATCTCGTCATCCATTTCTGTCTTTCTCGGCGATTACTCGACACAACGCTATGAAACTCGCTGCCTTATAATCCTGTTTCATTCGAATAATAAAATCGCACGCAAACGCGCCCAGCTCTGGGTCAACTACTGGCACCAGTCCAGGTCGGTTGGGTGACATCGCAGCGCCTGAGTAAACACAACGGCCAGATTGATCCTGAAACTGTTGTAGGTGTTCTTCGGCCAGAGCTCGACGCCCATTGGCCAAACGTACGAAATACTCGGTCAGCGCAAGATCTTTAAGCATGTGTGGATGATCGACTGCATCGTAAATATCTCGTGCAATCTTCTTCACGGTAATCGGAGACAAACGACGTGCATCGACGGTACCCGCTTTACGCAGGTGCTTTAACTTGGTCCGCACACTGTATATGCTACGGTTTGTCTTGCGTGCGATCTCTGAGACACGATCGCCAGCCGTCCAGAGCCGGATCAGTTCGGCCTCGGCGTTGTCATCGTACTGGGTTTTGATTTGTGTCATGGGGGTATCTCGACGTTAGTATGGAAATCATTATAACAGGTTATTTTTATTGTGTCAATAACTTATTTATGGTACTATAGGTTACTTTTTAGAGAAAGGGTCCCCCCATGATCGAATCTGAACTGGCCACAACCGTGGTCATCCCCTGTTATAAGCACGCTGATACGCTTGGCCGTGCCGTGCAGTCCGCGCTACACCAGAATTGTGTGCATAAAGTCATTATTGTTGTGGACGGTTCGTGCCGCTCAGACCATGTACGCGCGTGTCAGCTTGCCCATTATCGAGGCGTTTCTTACGAGTCAACAGGCCGTACATACGGACAGCCGCATGGGGCAGGTTATGCTCGTAATATGGGGCTTACCAGCGTTAGCACACCGCTTGTCGCCTTCCTCGACGCTGATGACGAATACATCGACAACCGTCTCGACGAAGTCGTACTCGGCTTACACCCGCAATCGCGCACCAATCTTATCGCTATGCCGATGGAATACGTGGGACTACCGCCAGAGATCGAAACGTCTGGGTATTACAAGTCCATCGCTGGTGATCTGGTGTATGGCTCCATCGGCAACACTGTGATGCGAACTGAACTGGCCAAGATTGTGCGTTTCCCAGAAGATGAATTTCTCCGCGACCACGGTGGTGAGGACGGTGTATTCCGTGCTGTGTGGCGCAACTGTTTTACCGAAGCTGTTGTTGTCGGCAAGCCATGTGTGCGCGTGCATGTTGGTGCAAATAATCATATCGTACGAGCTACACGCAAGGGGAATTATATCGGTAAGATTGCTATGCCCGAAGACGTGACATACTGGTCGTCATTTGACCAAGAAGTAGAATTTAGAACCTGTCGGGTGATGCGTCTGCAAGAAATGATGGCTGCACAATCTGATGAAATTGACGTTTTTAAAATTTAAGGAGCTTTATATGAACGAAACTTTTGAACCCCTGTCTTACGTTGCCACGGTCTATCGTGGTGGGTTTTTAGACTTCCCAAGTCTCAATAAATCTTTTTTTGCAGAAACAGACTTGGAATTGCAGACGTTGGTAATCGACCATATAAAAACCTATGTAGAAGCTGGCCAGCCTATCCCTGTGGACGAAGCAGACGGTAACGGTTTGCGTTACTTTATATTGCCTGAAACATCTCGTTACATCCGTAAATACAATGAGCAGTTTGAACATCGCGGGGAGGTTGTATGATATTCAGCGCGAAACGAGTGAGGCTCCTGAGAAAACCCAAGCTCGCCGAACTGGAAGCTTCAATCAATACATTAACGATACTCGGTTGGGAATTGGTGGGGCATGTCATACCTGTCTTCGTTCCGGGCTATGACGACTTCCCGTGTTATATGGCAACACTAACGAAGGATCGACATTTAGGAGATCAAACATGACATACTTCTGGCTGGGCTACGCGGCCCTATTCGTCTGGACGCTTGGCGGCATCTTTGCTTGTCTGGCAACTCGCACGTTGGATCCGTCATTCGACAAGTGGTGTGCACACATGGGGTTTTCTATTATCCTGGCAATCTTCTGCCCGTTCACGCTTATCATCGCCGTGGCACAACTGGTTGATGGTTTATGGACACGAGAGCCGCTTTGGATTTGGCCGTGGAGCCAGTTTGCCAAGGCCCTTTACAACGCTTGAACTGACCACCCTACGGGGTGGTTTTTATTTACCTGTATGTGGCGCGTTTGTCACATTCGTATTTCTGACTTTTATATAAGTGGGCTGGGATTTTTTCGGGGTGTATTTTTCAATTTTCTGAGGTGGATATAATCGTGTGGGGGTACCCCTCTCTCCACCTAGGGGTCTGCTGCGCCGCCGTGTCCCATAGGGGGGTGTCATTCACTCTACCACTGCACCACAGCCAACCGACGCCGCAACACCGACACACACGACCGCCGCAACACCGACACACTTAACGCCCGCCTAAACTTTGTTGCTAATGTTAAATTAAAACAACACATAAAAACAAATTAAATAAATATATAAAATCCATTTGACAAACGCGCCAGTCTCGTATATAATGTATTCATCGGTTAAGCAATAACGCCAAGCCGAATTAACGAAGGGGCTAATTAGCCCCGCTCATAAAGGAAACTTAAAAATGAAAAACTCTACTCAAGAAAACAAAGCACTCGCCGCCATCACTGCACAAGTTGACCCCGCTTCAGCGTGGTTTGAAGAGGCAGCAAAAACAAGTGACACAGCAAACAAAGTATTAGCGGACTTTGCTAGAGGCTTAAAATCTACACATGGCGCGGCGCGTCGGATGGCACTCATCATTATTAAATTGGATGTTCACAACTTGCCCACAAAAAAAGAAATAGGTATTGCGGTTTTTGGGGAAAACTACACGGGCAAAAAATCAGCGGATAACCCAGCCGCGTCATTGATTAGCAATGCCGTCGATATTCTCGCACGAGAACATGTGCGCACTTACACCAAGCAGCCAAAAGGCAATCAAACGAAGATCAACGAATCAATCGACGATTCACCGGCAATTGAAGTTCGTGGCGCACCGAGTCATAATATGTTACCGTTTGATCCAACTGACAAACTGGCGATTATTGATTGGTTAGATTACATCAGTGATAACCATCCCGATGTCCTAGTGCAAATATGTGGCTACGTTGATTCACTCGCCAAGTAATACAAACCCCGCGAAAGCGGGGTTTTCTTTTGCCCCCATGCCCGCCCCGTGCGGGCGTTTCTTTTTTGCGTCTATCGGGGCTGATTAGCCCCGTGATTCTGAGTGCGTTATAAACCGTAGAAATGTGCCGTTTTATATACGTCTCGGCTTCTATATCCTCCATGATTGTGGAGACACCCGTTACATGTAGCGTTACGCGGCAAAAACAGATGTAACGCGGTAAAACCGATTTAAAAGTTAAGGTGGCACTTATAGGGAAAAATTTAAAACTGAATTAAAAAACACGTTAAAAGATAAGAGCCTGTTACGGCGTTACATTTTGAGTTACTTTTTTGACAGAAGCGGTGTAACGCCGTAACAGGCTCTTATCTTTTAACCGAGAAGTTAAGGCGGCACTTATAGGGAAATTTCCCTATATATTGCATTTATAAAAATATATAATTGTTACTTATATATAATATAATATTATTTATTTATTTAATTACTTGTTACAGCGTTACATCAAAAAGTGCCATATATGTCCTCCGGCTCAATTTTCTAGAATTTAATAGCGAGTTAACCGTTTTTCCATATAACTGCGACTTATAAGAAAACTTAATTCTTGTCAACTTATAAACAAACTTAAGTACGTTTTATCTTTTGGACGTCAGGGTACTCAGGCAGACACAACCGAAAATGCCGCGTAACGCAAAGTAACCCATGCCATTTTTTCTATTATAATCAAACACTTACCTCTGTTACGTACCTTTCAGAGCATCGCCCCGCAAACGCATTAAAAACTCTGTAAACCATTGATTCTATTCAGTTACATTTTTATTTTGCGCGTTCGTCAAAAACGTAACAGGCTAAAACCGGCTTAAATATTAGAACGCTCGTGCAAAAATAAATAGTCAATAAAATCAAACACTTAAAACACTAAACCCTATTTATCTTTGCAGTTAACTCAAAATTAGTCTGTTACATTTGTAATGTGTGTCAATAGTGTACACCACTCAGTCCGAAAGGATAGGTTACTTTTGCACTTGACGCAGGACGCGCCATGGCGTATAATGGCATCATCAGGTAAGGGAAGCGCCAAGGCGCAGAACCCATTGAAACAAACGCCGCCGCTATTTAACAACTCTATGCTAATTGTCACGCTACAACGTGACACTGAATGCCACAGCCAAGGCATCGCCGTATTACAACGGTTAGATCAAGCACAAAATCGGCAGTCACAGACTGCGGGGCTAATTAGCCCCGACACCGAAGCCCGAACAATACCTTGAGTATCACCCGCACCGACACATCGGTGCAATTCATAAGCCCATGCTCAAGCGTGGTTTTATGAATTAACCAAAGGGGCTAATTAGCCCCACACTACAGGATCAGAAAATGCAAACCGAAAACAAAGCCTTCGACCCACATTCTATCGACTGGCACGCAGTGGTCGAATCACACTTGCCCGAAAAAACGTATCTAACTTACGTCGATTACACCGATAACCTTGACGACCATGTAAAATTGCTTGAGTCGTTGTTAACGACCGCTGATGACCGCATGAGCACCCTTTATGGTAATATTTACGAGTGGTACTCAGACAATGCGCACGATGCGGAGATGGACTATTTGCTTGACGCTTGTCGCGCTGCGGGTGAACCTTACGGGCTAGACGAGGGCGACGTGCGTGAATACTTAGCGCCGTTTGAAGATTCAATCCGTGACACCATCCGAGATCGTGACCAAAGCGACGCACTCAGAGACTTATGCAGGAACACGGGCAAGTTAACCGTCCGCATGGAATTACAATCCAACCACGACTGTATGAACTCAAATCACGCTGAATCGAGTGGCGATGGCTATAAAGGTGAAGAGTCGTATTTTGCCGATGTTATGAAAGCCCTGTGCTTAAACCCAGCCGAGGTGCAATACCACATGCACGCTAAAGGCATTACAACACGCGGATTATGGCCGACAATCTACCGTGGCGACCCTGCCGTGCGTGCAGAAGACTTGGCGCAAGAATTACTAGATCAATCAGGCAGCGCGGTGCTGCTCACGATTATCGGTCTTATTGACGTGGACGACTTGTTAGCGTACGAGGGTGGCTTTCGTATCCCAGCGGGTGCAAGCGTCGGGTTTTACGGCGACGCGTATGGCAGCGGTTCGATTTTCGAACTCAAGACAATTCGTGACGTGGACATTTATCCCGACGCAAAAGACCCAGAGGATGAATATTACCAATGGCGTCCAGTACTCGATGGAACATCAACCTATTCGATGGACGAATGCTACGCCCCGACGCGTGCGTTTTGGGGCGAAACGTGGGGGCTAACTAGCCCCGCATTAGGAGAATCCGAATGATATATCCGATCATTGACGCAACGACGCATGTTATTTTGGCGATATTTATGCGACATGGAGACGCATTGCACTATGTGCAGAATAACCACGATGCACTAATAGTACCGTTTAATACAGTCAAACACCCAAAACTCGCACGTACATTATACGTTGGCGAGAAGTACATTGAGCACTAAGGAAAAAATCATGACAACCAAAGAATTTAGAAACAACCAAGACACCTATTCAATCGACGACCTGCGCGAACGGTTCAATAAACTTGCGGACATGCGCGACGAGATTGACGAATGGGCAACCGAATACGGCGAAGAATTTGCAATGTTGCAAACCATTATCGACGAAGCAGACCGATACAACGTCGAGACTTTAATCAGCGAATATAATTGGGAATATTATTGCCAAGACATGGTTGAAGACTGTTACGACATGCGCGAAATCCCCGATTTTGTCAAAAACTGCATCGACTGGGAAGGTGTGGCAGCAGCAATGGCGCAAGACTATTCGACCATCGACGTTGATGGCGTGACTTATTACTGGCAGTAAGGGGAACAATATGAGCAACTCACGAAATAAAACCGCCATCCGAGCGGCAGAATACAAACGGCGCATTTTAGAGACTTCAAATTGTATCTACGTCAAAGAGGGAACAACGTGCGAATTTTTATTTAGCTGCTGCTCGTGTGGCGACACTGAGGACGGGTGCGGTTGTGCAAGCTGTTTTTCTTGCCATGCTTGTGAATTTTGTTTGGAGCAAGGAGAAATAGCGTGAAACCACAAAAACTCACACGGGCAAGACTCGAGGCAACCATCGCGGAACTGCGTGCAAGTAGATGCGCGAGTCTACGTATTGCTCACGATCAACTGGGCAGTTGTAACCGCGACCGCATGATGGCAAGCGGCTTGATTATTTCGATCACAAATATCGACGGCAGCCTACGGGTAGCGCCATTCTTGTGTACCGACGGTTTTAGCGATGAGACAATTGCGGCGCTGCGCACTCAGATTCGATATACAAATGATAAGGCACTCGATTACTCATTGCCGCACACGAATAAAGAACCGACGTTATGAGACTCTATCGCAACCAAAAGATTTATAAACATGGCGACGGGTTATATTATTGCATCGTGAAAGGCGTAAGCCTGTGCGCTCCGGCGTTCAATGAAATGCAACGCTTGATCAGAAAGGAATTATCATGTTAGATGGCACGCTAGACCACATGAAGTCACTCGGTTACGACGTGACACTTGAGAAAGCCAGCAAGCGTATGGTTAGCCCCGACTTCGAGTACTTCACGGATGCGGAAGAGGACAAATACAAGGGCTATTTAGCACCGCTTGACTACTGCTCGACTCCCACAACGCTAACGTACATTTGTGTACCGGTTTCGCAGTACAACCACGCTTCGGACGATTACTACGCATGGCGCAAAGGGGATGATGAGGAAAAGAGTACGCATGTTTTAGTGCCCGTTGCTGCATTGGAGCGCATAAAAGAAATCGCTATAGAATTACGTTCGTTTGAGATTGAAGATATTATCAATAACTGCGCGATGGACATTGGGGACGAAGAATGAACTACGAATTAAACAAGCGTGGCATTGCCCACATTAACTCGGTGTTGGACGCGCATATTAAGCCATCAACGCGTCGAGACGTGGTTTATAACCAAGCACAACACCGCGCGGACGAGTTTGCGCACTCAGATTGTTTTGTTTTGTGGCTCAGTGTAAGTCAGACGCTTGACGGCATTGGACGACCGATTGTGATGTTACCGGAGCATTTCGACGTAGTGGTTGACCCAGCACCGGAACCCGATTTATGGATGTGGTATGGTATCGTGACGTTGGTTATTTTATTTTTCATCGTCCAATATTATTGTTATTTGAACGGGGCTACTTAGCCCCAAAGGAAAAATCATGACAACCAAAGAGCAAGCAATTCAAGAATTAAAAGGCATGGGCGTAACGCCACACTCCACCGTTTACACCATCCTGCGCTACTGTGCGCCGAGTGGTGGATTGCGACGCATTTCGTTCGTTATCATGCAGGACGGCAAGCCAGTGAATATTGACTATTGGGTGTCTATTATTTGCGGACTTAAACGACCTCCGTCGACTCAAGGTTTGATAATTCATGGCAGCGGGACGGATATGGGTTTTGCCACAGTTTACAACCTGTCTAGCCACATGTACCCCGATGGGTTCGGTGTGCGTATGCGAGACACAATCGCAGACAAACCAAGTGATATTGTTTTAGTACCAACCCCAGATTATTACCCATCATCAAAACACGCCGCCAGTGTTGCACACTCGCAGGGTTACAAAGGGATTGGACGCAACGGCGACACAAGCGGCTGGGATAACGATGGTGGCTACGCGCTGAAACAGGAGTGGTTATGAGAATCTCAGAGGTTTTAAAGTTGGCGAGACCGAGGATCGAAGACCGCCGTAATCGGTTCCTTTGTGACGCTATTGTCGAGATGCAGATCGGTATGGTAGATATGGTAAAAACAAAAGGGTTTATCGACGCACAGTTGGGAGGTGGAGACAGTATGTATTGCCTTGCTAATTGGCTTTTTGATCATCATGGCATTCTGGTTTTTGACTACAGTGATGAAAAATTGAAAAATACTCGACTCGCGTGGATTGATCACATGATCGAGTATTTAGAATCAATAGGAGATTGATATGATTGAAATTAACATATTTAATAATCAAAAACCGGACGTATACGACAAATGCACCGTCACGCGCGTGCCATGTATTGGCGAGAAATTTACACTACGGCGGGAAGACCGCAGCCGACTGATTGGGTACGTCCGCATGGTTGAGACAACAGCGACACCTCAGCTTCAAGTGATTGACGTAGTCTTGCGTGACTGCGAAGAACTCTAACCCATAAAGGAAATTGATATGACAACACTTATTGAAATGCACAACTTGACGCGATACGAGTTGATGGAAATTTTATCTAGTATTGAAAAACTTAACCGAGAGGCACAAGATGGCGACCGAAAATAAACCAGCCGAGTATCCCGAACTCGACAAACTCAGCGCCGCGCACTCAGAACGCATGATAATCCAAAACTTTTTGGAATATTTACGCGGACGCGGTTTCATATTGTGTGAGGAAACTAATAATGTCTCGGGCGACTGGCTATATTATCCGACATATAAAAACGAGGATGACCTCATCATGGAGGCGTTAGACATTGACCCACAGCAAGTCGAAAAAGAACGTCAGGCGTTGATCGCCAGTTTAGGAAAATCATGAAAGCGTTTACAAACACGACACACACCAAAGAAAGCGCATTGCGCTTGGCTCAGCTACATTATGATGCCGATGCGTTTCTGGCGGGTACATACGGGAAAGGTGAATATGGCACTGCCGAATTTAAAGGCTGCCTAGTCGGCTGCATGGCCAATGGAAACCATAAGGATTTTGAGGAACTTTTCGGCATACCTGAGCACCTTGCCATGTTGTTTGAAAGAACATTCGAAGGTGTTACGCCTGAGCGACGGAAGGGCTTGACGCTTGAGATTCTCAACGCTATCCCAGAAGGTGCTGATTTAAATGATGTTTGGCGACAAGTCGCGGTTGAGCGTCATAAGCGAAGTCTTGTTTTATTAAAAGACAACGAAGAGCACTACGCGGAACAATGCCGGTCGTCTCTTCAAAATGTAATTGATTGGCTGGAGGCTGGAGCGAATGACGATTCAAGGCGATCGGCGGCACAGTCGGCGGTAGAGTCGGCGGCGCGGTCGGCGGCAGATTCGGGATATTCGGCGGCGCGGTCGGCGGCACGGCCGGTACAGTTGGCGGCAAATTTGGCGGCGCGGTCGGCGGCAGATTCGGCATATTCGGCGGCACAGTCGGCACAGTCGGCGGCACAGTCGGCGGCACAGTCGGCGGCAGATTCGGGATATTCGGCGGCATGGTCGTCGGCATGGTCGGCGGTAGAGTCGGTATATTCTGCGGCATGGTTGGCACAGTCGGCGGCATGGTCGGCACAGTCGGCACAGTCGGCACAGTCGGCGGCATGGTCGTCGGTACAGTCGGCGGCAGATTCGGCACGGTCGGCGGCATGGGAAACAGAAGCAGATGTGCTTATTGCCGTACTCAAGACGCAAAAATGATACGGGTGGTTCACCGCTCTATTTTAACAGGAAAGGATGGTGGGTAATGGCATGGTGGATTGAAGTGCGATGTGAAAAATCAAGTGATGCTCCGACTAAGAAATGGAGCGGAGATGAAACTTGTTGGTCACATGACAACGTGGGCGGCGGAATGCTTGCAAACGATACTTACAAAGATCTTAATTCTACGGCTCGATACATCTCGGTCGAATTAAAAAGATGCGGTTGGGAATTAACCAAGCATGGATGGGTTTGCCCTTTTTGCATAAATTATTGGGGTAAAAATAAATCGGATAACGAGGATAGGTCATGAACAAAAAACCTTTGACCGAACTTGAAGAGGCGGGGCTTGAAGCTCATGGCTTAGATATTGGCACACCAAGTCAACTATCAGATGTGTTTCGACATGGCATTGCATGGGCGATTGAAAACAACCGACACGCGTCAAAAAGCCCGCATACTGCGCTTCACGATTGGACTTTTCTACGCGAAATGAAAGACCTTTTGAACGAAGGAAATCGTGACCAAGTGAAGCAAATGATCGAAGACTGGATCGACGCCTTAGAGGAAATATTATGACAACACTTATCGAGATGCGCAACCCAGAAAAACCACTGAGCGAGTTGCCATACGCGGATATGTACATCGTGTGCATCAATGGCGAACTGTTACAAGCCGGCCCAGCCGATGATGAAGGGTATCGCTATGTGGGTGATCATTTATATAGCGAGGAGGAGTTGGCGCGGGCGATGACCTTTATCGCGCCCGTAAACATCTCAGATTTTTATGAGCATGGCAGCAAGATCGCCGTGGTTTGGGGCGTAGACGATGCTTGACATCGTCTACGCAGATATGTACGGTGATAGACCACTTGAGGACTGGGAAGCCCAATGGATTCTGACGCGCGTTGAACAGCGACATGATTGCAATTATGGCGTTACGTGGGAAACGCTGAATTATTTTATTGAGGAACACTTACGAGAGGGTCACGAATGAGAACCTTGTATCTTAAACACGACGAAATGTTGAGAACCTGTAACGACATCATCGCCTACCTTGACGCAGCGCGCACTCAGGAATACCATAGGTGGCCTGCGGACGACGCACAGCCGCATCGCAAACAGAAGACGTGTCACATTGGCAACGAGACTTTTAAATTGAACTGGCGGGGCTAATTAGCCCCTAACTGGGAGAAACAGAAAATGGCAACACTTAATCTAAACGGTGTAGATACACCCGTCGCTGCTGGTGATACGGTCATACTCCGAGACGGATCGGAACATGTCGTATCATCCATAGAACGATTAAAGGGAACCAACACATACCCAGTTTGGGTCAAGATAGGTCATCGCTACGCGTTCTGGTACACAGAGATCGGCTTTCGATGGGACGGACAGCCCAGCGACTATGACATTATGGCGGTGCGACACGCACAAGACAAATGTGAGTTCAAACCCGGCCAAGAGTTGACGTTCATGCAAGTGGCGCAGTGGATTGATACGCATGGTGATAAGACGGGGCTACAGTTTTTCAGCAATTTGTATGACGAGTGGATTGAATGTACTCCATCCCATGTGGTGAGTAGGGGGATAGCTTATCGAGTCGAACCACAAAAAATGCGCGCGATCAATGGTCGTGAGTATCCAGCACCGCAGGCGGACGTACTGGTTCGGGGAGCTCGTTATTGGACAATTAGACTCGGACACGAACCCGCCGTGACCAGATGCGAATGGGGTGATGACATTATCGATCATAACCTATTGAAACGTGGCTTTGTCCACCGAACCGAAGGCGCAGCACGGGCACACTTTGATGCAATCGTGGGGGCGAATGATGATTAAACGGATTAAACAATGGTTCGAGCGGCGTAATTTCAACGCTAGAGGGGCAAATGAGAACCCTGTTATGGCGCTCGAAGAAGTACTCGCATACTACTGTGAACACGGTGATTTGTTCGGCTTGGAACGACAGAACATGCACGGTACATTATGGTACCCACAAGCCAAGGGTTCATCCAGCATCTCACTGACTGCCCAATATCGAAAAAGTCCAACGGCAACTCGACGGCTCGTCGTAGACGTACCCATCGGCGAAACCGCAGCGCCGGCGCGCGGCATCTGTTACTTCTGGCCGAACGTAGGATCAACACATAAATATATTAAGACAAGGTGGACCGGTGACGACGAAGATCTGATTCGACTCAGCGCCGGTATGGTGTTTTTAAACGAGCAAGACTGTGTCGCGTATACAACAGCGATTGAAGGAGCATTCTTATGAAAACATTCACACCCAACGGGCTTGTTCAAGCCCACACGCTGATTCGATCTCATGTCAAAGGCAATGTTGATGTAGACGCCATTTTGGATGAGATCGACTATGAAATGAATTACGGCGAAGACGACATGACCAAGCCACAAGATTTCACTGTGGTCTGGCCGTTGAGTTCGATGGATACGTTATCAGGCAAAGATGTCGAACTTCACATGCCAACTCGCTGGTTCACAGAAAGGAATTAAAAATGGCACACGAAGACCTGAAAAAACTGTTCGACGCAGAATATGCGGTGAATCCGAAAGCGATTGAGAACTGGCAATATAGAGGTATCAGCAAGAAACACTGGAAAGATTTTGCGTATCCATCAAAGCCGAGCTGGATACGAGGAATAGAGTACCGCCGCAACCCAGACGCACCTCCATTCCCAAGTCTTGAAGATCAATATAAACAAGACTGCTTAGATTACGACGCGCCGTGGAAGCATTGGGAAGTATCAGCAAGTGACCAAGAATATTGGGTTCCTTGTAATGATTTACGCCCTTTCAAGGAAGGCGCGTTTGTCACGTTTAATAAGTACCGTCGTAATCCAGATGCACCGACGCAACCACGCGTGAAAGAACCAGCCAAGCCAACATACCCAGCCGGTACGGAGTTGACGTTTATGCAAGCGGCGGAGTGGGTGCTGGCGTATGGAAGTAAAGCCGGACTTGAGATGAAGTTCAATAGCAGTTCATGGATTAGTTGTGACGCCACTGACCGAACCATAGACACGGATTCAACTTACCGCGTCAAACCAGAACCACGCCAGATCATCACGGGCGGCAAAGTGATCGAAGCGCCGGAAGAACAGAAACCAAACAACGGGAGTCTGTTTTGGACGTTAGACGTGCGCCCTGGTATAGCAAAAGTGTTCAATGACATATGGACTGATAATAGCGCCGATAGAATTCGACTGCAAAACGGTCTGATCTACAAAACAAAAGCAGGTGCACAACAACGCGCCGATACGTTATTTGACTTTGAGGTGGTGAAGTGAGCACATCCGATATTTTTTATATAGTAGCTATGATTTATACGGCGCGTGCGACACCGCCGAGCATTGCCATAGTATTAGGATTTTTTAATCTGTGTCTGTCGGCACTGTTTAAATTAGTTTGACACACGCTTTACCATAGGTTACAATTTGATTAAGTAGTACCCCCACGCGGCATACCCCATCCCCCCTTGTCGCGTGGGATTTTTATAAAGGATATAGTATGAAAGCAGAAAAACAAAAACTTCCACAAGAACCTCGGTTCGAACCGTTCCAGCTTTCTATCCGCGTAGAATCCGAAGAGGAAGCGAAGGCGCTACACGCTATTTTTTGTCACGAAGACAATACTAGACTGTTCGTGGATTACGGTAATGCCATTACCGACGCGCTCGGTAATACATACGGGGTAGTTGGTCTCGACGCAGTGATCGCTAATGGTGTAACGTGTAGTCAGTTTTTCAAGGATCGTTTATGAACATCTTCCGACCCATGAGCGCACAAGAACTGCGTAAAATCGTTGAGGATCGCGCGGTGCCGCTTGGTATTTTCGCAGAAGACAACAGCATTTCTCGCAGTACGCTATCGCGTTATCTGTCTTTGAACCCCAAGCAGTCCCGTGTGATCGACCCACACTTTGCGGCAGTCATTCGCATCAAGTATCTCGGAGAAACCCCGTGAGGTTATATACCAAGGCAAGCAAACCCGCTGCGCCGAAGACACCCGAGGGCAAAGTTAAAGCGAAGATCAAAGAAATTCTCGACACCCACAACGCGTGGCACTTCATGCCCGTAGCTGGCCCGATGAGTCGTATCGGTGTGCCTGATTTTATCTGTTGTATCAACGGACATTTCCTAGCGATTGAGGCCAAGGCGCGTCGCGGTCGAGCCACGGGGTTGCAATTACAACAGCACATTAAAATTGAAGAAGCGTCCGGACATTGCCTCATTGTCTCGGATGACACAACGGAACTGGAGGCACTATGCAGGAAATTAGCAGCACGATAAAAACAGTTTTGGGTTTGGTTGAGTTTGATCTGACCACAAAAATGCGTGTGACTGTAGCGCGTAAAACAGGGCATCACATAGATGTTGATCGACGTATCAACGGTTACGCATGGCGCACTCAGACAGGGCCGCGTATGGGCATTATCTTGTCAACTGAACCACAGAGCCACAATCACTCGATTGAAGCGACCGCCGCACATGAGGCCGTGCATCTGGTGCAGTTCATCCGAGAAGAAGGCAAAGCAGTATCCAACGAGTCCGAGGCTTTGTTTGTTGAGCAAGTCGTCGGTAACATTCAACAGGGGCTAATTAGCCCCACACAGGAGGTGAAATAATGTGGTTACGACTAAAGAGTAAAAAAGATGGCGTCACTGTGATCCGAGTCAACATGGACGCAGTCGAGCATTTCTCACCCGACGAAGAAGGCGGCACCTTTTTGTACATGACCGGAGACCCGGATAGCCACTTAAGCGTGTATGAGTCGGTTAGAGAGATTGAAGCTCATTTGCAGTTCGGCGGACGCTTGGTTTTGGGGAAATCATGACTGCCAGACGTGTAACGATTGACTACGAAACTTTCTACTCGAAAGATTACAGCCTTTCTAAAATGACCACGCAGGAATACATTCTGCACCCTGAGTTCGAAGTGATCGGCGTTGGCATAAAGGAATACGGTAGTGCGCCGATCTGGGTGCCCAAGCCGTATGTCCGTGAAGCGTTACACGATATGCGCTTGAACGAGTGTGTAGTAGATTGTCAGAATACAATCTTTGATGGTGCGATATCGTCGTGGTTCTACGGCATTAACCCAATTGCATGGCGCGATACGATGGCGATGGCGAATACCAGCGGTGTGTCAAAGTTAGCGGGGGGTGCCTCTTTGGCGGCTTTGTCCAAGTTTTTCCGAGCAAAAGGTTTTGATCTGCCACCTAAGGGTGACGAGGTTGTCAAGGCTTTGGGCAAACGTTATTCAGACTTCTCTAAAGCAGAACTAGCAGCCTACGGCGAGTACTGTATGGATGATTGCATAATTCAGGAAAAACTCGCCGACTACATGGCGCCGTTATTGACCGGATTAGAACATCGATGGCATGACTTGGTTATCCGAATGTACACGAACCCAGAATTTATTTTGGATCAGCCAATGATCGAAGAGGAGCTGACACGCGTTGTGGCACGTCGTCAGATTCTGAAAGACAAACTGATGCAGATGCTTGGTGTCGATTCTGAAATGCAGTTGATGGGTACAGTTATGAGCAACCCAAAATTGGCTCAAGTGCTTGAGATTTTGGATGTTGATATCCCGATGAAGGTGTCGCCGAAAACGGGCAAAGAAGCCTTTGCGTTCGCCAAAACGGATCAGGGTATGATTGACCTACTGGAACATGACAATGAGCTGGTACGCTGCCTTATCGAAGCTCGGCTGGGGCTTAAATCGACGATTGAGCAAACACGTTGCGAGAGTTTCATTCGGTTGGCCGAGACAGGTTTTCTCGCGTTGCCATACAAAGTCTCAGGCGCACACACGCATCGTTTAGGAGGTTGTGTTGTTGCAGAAACTATGATAACATGCCTACAAAGCGATGGGTCTGTAG